GGCCTGCCGCAGGCCCTGTTCGTCGGTATCTCGCAGGGCTGGCGGCTCGTGGGCGTTATCAAACTTGTGGAACGGCGGCTCGCCGAAGGGTCTCTCCTGCACTCGGGAACGGGCCTTATGTCGTACTGCTGCACCAACGCGCGTGTGGAGTCTCGCGGCAACGCGACCCTCATCACGAAGGAGGTCTCTAAGGGCAAGATCGACCCGCTAATGGCCCTGCTGGACGCGGCAGAGTGCATGGCCGTCGCTCCTGCGCCGGTCGACGTGGACTCCCTGATCGCGCCTGCGTAGGAAGCCCGGCAAAGTTGTGATAGTTTGTTTGTGCAGGCTTTTCGGAAATACCGTTTTCTGCTAACTTTTCACTGTCATCACCAGGAGGCTCTGACCATGACACCAGCAAGAGGCAACAAGGGGAGCGCGAAGAAGCGAGTTTCAACGCGCAGCAGCACGAAGGCGAAGCAAAAGGCAGCCGCCGCGAACAACATACCTCCCCAGTTCGCGAAGGTTCCCGAGGAAGCGAAAGTCAAGCAGGCACGCGAGGCAGGCAAGCTCTCGATCACCTGGGGTTGGAACGAATGGCGCATCCTGGCCCCGCTAGTCGCGGAGCACATCGTGGCGTTCGGCCGCGACCGGCTAGGAAACGCGCTCTACCAAGCGCAGCATGTGCTCCCTGTGATGTTGCGGCGCACGCGAGATTCGCTACAAGTCTCGTGTTCGAACAAGGCGGTCGGGGGCCTTGACGTACTCGGCCTGCTGGAGCACCTGCTACGCACCGATCACCCCGAGCTTCTCTCTCCTCCTGCTGCCGTCGCACCGGCAGCAGCAACACCGGCCCGCACAGCGGCGTCTGCCCCGACTCCCCCTGCTACCCCAGCCGGCGCCGCGCCGACCGGCCTGGAGGCCTTCCTTGCCCTGCCCGTGGGGGCGTTCCTGCCCGCGCTTCGCACGCTCCTGGCAGATGCGATGCGAGAGGCCTTGCTCCCGCAGCAGGAGCAGTTCATGGATGCTGTGCGCGCTGCCGTGATCGAGGTCGTCGGAGCGCCGACGCTGGCCACCCCCGCACCTAGCAGCGGCGCGGCCTTGAGCCCGGTTATCGAATCGAAGCCGGCCACCCCCTCGCATAGTGAACCCGAAACCGGCGCACCGCCGCCGCAGGAGGCCCGCCAGGACGGAGAGGGTGAGCCCGAGCTACCCGATGCGCCCGGGGACCTGCTGGAGCTGCCCGTGATCCAGGCGACGGAAACGCCCGCCAGGAACGGGCACACCAACGGACACGCCAACGGGTTCACGCGCGCCGTCACCGACGACGGGGCGCGTGACATGCAGTCGCAGCTCTCGGCCGCCGCCAGCGCGCTCGGCATCCCGGTGGCGAAGCGCCCGAGCATCCTGCTGGTTGGCCTGCACCCGAAGAAACAGCAGGAGGTGGAGCGCGCACTCGGACTCGCGTTCCGGTTCATCTTCCTGCGCCCCGATGCCTTCAAGAGCTCCAATGACATTCCGGCCTCGACCGATGCGCTACTCCTGTGCCGCAAGACCCTGAACGGTGAGCTCGCGGCAGCGGTGCGCCGCTACGCGATCCCGGTGGAACACGTCGCTAACGACTGCGGCTCCGTCCACGAGGTACTGCGCGCGCTCTTCAACGACGATGAGGCGTCGTGGGGCAACGTCGACCACACACGCTCCGCTGCCCTGGAGTCGATCGGCGCGCAACAGCATGTCCCGCATCGGAGGCACTAGCCGGCGCCGCATCCTGGCGCGCGGCATCAGCGCGCAGGAGGCGCGCGATGCGATCGAGCAGGTAATCCGCAAGGCGATCCGGGGCGTCGCCATGCGCGAGGAGCGGATGCGCGAGACCGCTCCCTACGTCGCGCGCTGCTGCCTCCTCGCGACCTTTAACGCTGGCCTCGCGTGGTTGAATCTGCGAGCGCGCACCGAGAGCGTCTGGCCGCTCCTGATCGCGACCTTTTCCGCGACGGCGGCGATCTACGCGACCACCTTCCCGGTGCGGGAGCTCTCGCGCTGGGGTTCGATGTACCTGTGGGAGCGCCGCGTCCGCGCCTGGGTCGCGCAGGCGAGCGAGGAGCTGCGAGAACTGGAGGAGGCCAATGGAATTCAAGGCACTCGGGAGCCGTAAGCACGGCGGCGAGCTTGAGGCTCACATCGAGGTCACGGTCTGCCACGACGACACATTCGTCTATGCGTTCGTTACGCGCATGGGCGACATGGAACGCCCTTGCGGCAATACGCCTCCGCTCGTGCAAGTTCCGAAAGGACTTTTCGCAGGAGAGGAAATCGTCAGTGCGTTCAATACGCTCGTGGAAGCCCTCGGCAAGACGATCGCCGAGGGCCTCGCCGAGGACCAGGAAGCAAATTCGGCAACGCGCCGTAGACACTGAGACAGGAGGGACTGACCATGCCCGCATCGAAGGACGATATCGAACGCGCCGAGCGGCTCGCGCGCCAGGAGGACAAGCAGGACCCGCCGGCGACCGAGGGACGCACGCGCGCCGCGCTGGAACACCTGGAGCGCGAGCGCCAGGAGCGCAAGGAACGCAACGGAGACGAGCGCCGTGACGCATGAAGAGGACGCGCTGAACGCGGCCCAGCGCGAGCTTGATGATGCGATCGAGGCGGTATCCGGCTGGCTCGATGTGGACGGCTATGCCGTGGCCGAAATTCTGCCGGACCTGAAGCGCTTGAACGGCGCGCGCGTTCGGCTGCTGGCTCTCCAGCAGCGGGTGCGCACGGACATGATCCCTGCGCGCGACGAGGGCCTACGCGCCGCACTGAGGAACGGCGGCGAGGTCTTCGGAGTGCTGAGCAAGGACGGCGCGTTTACCTGCTTCTCGCTGACCGCCCCGAACGGAGGAAAGACCCGGTTCGGCGTCTCGCGCGAGGCCTTCGACGCGATGGTCACGATCGCCGCGCGCCTGCACGGTGAGGAGACCACTCTCGCACGCTTCAACGAGGGGATGCGGGGCGTAGAAATTTCCCCTCTGGAGCGGCTGCGCTTTTTCTGCTCCCTGGCGCTGAGCGCACAGGAATGGCTCGATGCGGAACCGTTGTTCGACGCCGTGGAAAAGGTCATCCCATGAAGCTCGTCGCGCCCGAGTTCGTGAGGCGGCTAGGCGAGTCCGCCGCGAAGATGCCTGCGGTCCATGCCGGCGCGGCGCAACAAGTGGTCGCGGTCCGCGTACATCCCCTACGCGGCACTGGACCAGCTCGCGGCGGCATTGCGCGCCGAGGGCTGGGAGGTTGTTGCGCCTCCGCCGAAGGCCGCCCTTGGCGTGACACGCCTTAACGAATCGAAGGAGAACGACCGTGGTTGACCCGAAAGGCTACCGCGTGGAGTGGAAGCCGGGCGACCCGTGCTACCTGAGCCCGGCCGAATACGAACACGAAGCCTACAAGGCGGGCGCGGACGTATGGCCCCTGTTCGCTGAGCCGCAGCCAGGCTGCGAGCAGGCCATCGAGGTCTATCACGGCCGGTGCTGGGTGCGCCCGCGCTACGTCAGCGCCGTGCGCGACATGACCGGCTTCACGCCGCTGTACCTCGGCCCGTTGCTCCAGCGCGGACAGATGGCCGAGGAAGTGGCGCACCTGTTCCCGTCACTGGTGGAGGACCGACTGCGCGAGGCGCGGCCGGACCTGTACCCCGCTGGCGTGCGGGTGGATGATGAACAGACGAAAGGACGGGTGCCGCCGCTATGACTGCACGGGTGCGTCACCTCTATCCGCTGCGCGCGGGCGCGTACCTCGCGCAGGTGATGCTACCGCCCGACATGACGCACGCCGAGGCGGAGCGGCTCTGTGAATTCGTGCGCTCGCTTGCGGGTAGGTCTGCGAAACCGGGTACGTCCCAGGCACGCGCCGAGAACCGCTTTTTTGCGGAGACGCGGCCCGAGCGCGCGGCGGCAGTGAAGCTCTGGAGCGTGCGCTTTGAGGTCGTGACTCTTCTGAACCGGACGAAGCCGCGAACCCACATGCGCCGCATCCTGGTGGCGAGTAAGGACGAATACTCCGCCGCGAAGGACGCCCTAGCTGCTGCGACGGACCTCAAGGACGCAGGGCATGTCCTGTCGGTGCGCTGGCTCGATACGAAACTCTCGCACTTGCCTGTAGACATGAGCGAAATGGAAACCCCTGCGACCGCACGCGCGGGCGGCCGGGGCTATCAGGCCGGACTCGTCGCGGGCTTCCGCGCCGGGATGTTTGCTTCTACGCAGGGAGGACAGGACGATGACGATCGGAGCGGGTAAGTACGATGAGGAATGCACGCAGGTGCGCGAGGCAACAGGAGCGCGCGGAGTAGTAATGATCGTCTTTGACGGCTCCAAGGGAAGCGGGTTCAGTGTCCAGACCTGGGACATGCAGCTCCTGGAGACGCTGCCCGACTTGCTAGAAGGGGTCGCCAAGCAAATCCGCGCCGACCACATGAGGGGGCGGCTATGAGCTTAGGCATGTACATCCTGGACGAACAGCGCAGGCCTCTGCTGATATGCGCCAGCCCGTCGGATCGTAAAGGCCTGCTGGATTGGGCGAAGTGGATAGCCGCAGCGGACGAACGCGGCGAGCTGTCTCTGGCGCGTGAGAGGGTTGGAGATAAGGAAGTGTCCACCGTATTCCTTGGGGTGAACGTGAACGTGTCGGCGAGCAAGAGGCCCCTCGTGTTCGAGACGGCGATCTTGGATCGCACAGGACTTTGCACGGTCTGCGGGCGCACCTCCTCGGCCGAGGATGCCATGGCGATGCATTCAAACTCCCTGGCCGTGCTACGTGCTGCTACCTCCCAGGGGAACAAGTGAAGCCCGTCGCAATGAAGCGCAAGAGTCTGCGCCAGGAGCTGCGAGAGCTCCTTGCGCACACCGTGAATGCACGCGGCGATGTGATGAGCCCAGCAGGCCTTGCAATGGGTGTCGCCCGCCTTGCGCGTGTGCAGTTCGCGCAGCCCTGGAAGCGAAAGGAACGGAAATGACTGACGCGGAGCTGCTCGCCCAAGGCGGCGGGTTTTACACCGACCTCAAGACATTCCCCGACGGCAAACGCGCGCTCGTGGCCCGCTTCGCTTTTACGTGCGCGATCCTCTACGACCTGGATGCCTGGGGCTACGCCGACCGCTGGTGCTACCACACGCACGCCGACGCAGTGCGAGCCCTGGCAGAGTGGGACGGCACGGGGGAGCCGACGGAGTGGCACCGGCACCCGGCGACCGGCAGACGGTATGACAAAGACGGAAAGCTGTATGTCTAGCTCTGAGTTTGCGTTACACAAGAATTGGATGAACGGTATGTTGCCCGGCTCTTTTTGTTATACATTAACTACATCAAAAGGTTCATCAAAACAAGCAAAGCAACCATGACCGCACGCAAGACTTTCGAAGAAATCCTGGAAGGCAAACTCACCCGCCGCCTGAAGATGGAAGACCGCACGCTCACCCGCCTAGAAAAGCGCGAAGAGAAGGCCGAGCGGATGGTCGGTGAACTGACCCGCGAAGGCCGCACCGTCTGCTACGTCTGGCCGCAGGGTGGCAAGTACCGAGAAGGTCCCCGGGCTGACCTGATCGACTTCCTCGTTCGCAACAACTACGCCTAAAGGAGGCCCACGATGTGCAGAGTCGGCACGACCGCCAAGCAGCAAGCCGCTGCTATTGCCAAGCTCAACGCCGCAGGCATGAAGGCCTGGGGCGCGAGCTACCCCGGCTACAACTCCTTGTGGGTAGTCTGCCCCGAGGCTTTCCGCGATCGCCCTGGCAATGCCGGCCGCATCACGGTGCCGAATGTCTCGGCCTTCATAGAGAAGTTCAGCTAGCCGCAGGGGCCTCGCAAGAGGCCCTGTCCTTTTGCGTTACACAATAAGCAGACCAACGGTCTTGCCACCCGTAGTTTCTGTTATACACTAACTACATCAGCAACACGGAACCGAAAAGAGCACATGACCCGCATCGCCACTCTCCGCACAACCGCGACCCTCGAAGGAATGCTTGCAGGCACGATGGACGACCGCGCCGCGCTCCTCGACTTCGCTAACAAGGTGCAGCTCGCCGCCCGAATCGGGGGCGCTGGCCTCCGCGAGGAAATCACGACCATGCTGGACGAGCTCTATGCCCGTCGCAAGGAAGCAACCCGCGCAAGCGAGCAGCGGATGGCTGATGTGGAGCGCGCGAGCTACCGCGACGAAGAGTAAAAGAGGAGGCCTAAAGTCATGGCACGCAAGGGGCTCAGAGACAACCAGCGGTCCCGCGTGTATGCGTGGGAACGGAAGATCAAGGGATACCACCGCGCGCCCGAGTGGAAGAAGATCGAGGACGTAATCGCCTTCGCCACTCCTGTGTGGAAGGCAGAGCGGGGCCGCGTCGGGCTCGCCCGCCAAGAGCTGCCCCTCTTCAAGGCAGGCCGGGGAGCATCGGCCAGCGATAGCCACACGATCAGCTTGGGGCGCTGGGCGCGTCAGACCCCGATCGTCCTGCACGAGATTGCGCACCGGCTGACCCCGCACGATGAGCCCCACGGCCCTCGCTTCGTCGGGGTCTTGATCGGGCTCCTGTCGCGGCACGCAGGCTACGTCGCAGAGGAGTTGATGGCCCTGGCCGACGAGATCGGGGTGAAGTACCACGTCCGCGCCGTCGGCTCCGTGCCGGTGAGGAACAACCCGGCCAGCCTGATCGAGCGCGCAGTTCTGGAAGAGGGACCCATGACAGAAATGGACCTCGCCTGCTGGTGCGACCTCACGTACCTCCAGGTCCGAGGTGCCGCGATGTTCCTGATCCGCCAGGGAAAGGCCCGATGGCTGCGCAGGAAGCTCGTTCTCCTGGAGCCGCCGACTACCTGACCAACGGTATTGCTGTTACACCAAAAAGGCTCCGCAAGGGGTCTTTTTGTTATACAGTAACTACCTCAGCACCTTAACAAAGCAACGGAGAACGACGACATGCAATGGAACGTAATGCTTGACGGCGAGGTGATCGACCGAGTGTGGTTCCTGAAAGAGTGCGATGCGGATCACGTCCGCCGCGCGCTAATCCACCACGACGGTTTCGACCCCCGCATCGAAGTGGTCCGCAACCTGGAGGAAAAGCAATGAAGCGCAAGACTGTGACACCCCTGTTCGAAGAGGCCCGGCTGGGCCGCCCGCCGATCGCCGAGGCCGATCGACTCATCACGGTCGGAATTCGCCTGACGCAGGAGCAGAAGGCAAAGCTCGCCCGCATCGGGGGAGCGCAACGCATACGCGAGTGGCTCGACCGAGTGCGCGAGGACTGACCGCCGTGAAGTTCTACGTCATCGAGACTGAGGCGCGAGGAGAAACCATAGGCTGCGAGCTCACGCGCAAGGCCGCGAAGCAAACGGCGGAAGCCTACGGCCTAGGCAAGGGCGAATACACCATTGACCTCGTGGAGGCCGATGTGAGCGCGGAGACTATCCGCAGACTGCTAGGGAACCTGGGCGGCTACGCCCGCGATCGTTCAACCATCACCGAAAGGAACTGACCCGAAATGAAATCCCTTACGGCCCGCTTGGATGCGCTGTTTAACGCGCATGAGGCCCAACGCACCGAGCAGCAGAGAGAGAACTCCCGCGCGATGGCACGCGCGAAGCGCATCGCTGCGAAGCACGGCATCCTGATTGAGCGAGACCACAAGAGCTGGTGGGTGACGTGCCCTGCGCTGGAGCGCGCTGGTATCCCTGACCCCTGCGAAGGCGCGCACTTTTGCTCCGACGGGCAGGAGGTGCTCGAAAAGGTCGAGGTCTACGCGACGGCGATCCTCGGGAGGCCAGCATGAAATACGCGGTCCCTTGCGTGCTCCTGGTGGATGCCTCCAGCGTGGAGCTCGCTATCGCCGAAGCTGGCGAGGTCCAGTTTCTGATCTACGGCGCGGCAGGCCCGAAAGGGCCTGTCCTCATGGTGGACGAAGACCTTCCTGCCTTCGCCTACGACCCTGCGCTTCATCAAGTCCTCAGCGCGACCGATTACGACGAGTGCGCCATTCCGCAACATTCCGAGGAGAAAAAGAAAGCATGAACGACGCTTCCGAACTGCGCGCGCTCCTGGCGCACCACACCGGCACGACCGAGTGGTACTCCCATTCTCTCGTGCGCACGATGCGCTATACCGATGGTGTGCGCTGCTTCGCGCTCCACGCAGGGGGAGGAGCCTACTGGCTGCTGGATATCATCTTCACCGAACCGAAGATCGTCCGGCCGATGCGCTCCGAGGGCATCGTCTTCATCGAGCTGGAGGTGAAGGACGGCAAAGCCCTGCTGATGTGCAAGCGCGACACCGACGGGCCGGTCTACTTCAAGCGCCGCATCGAGCTCACGGACTGCCCCGAGGGCCTGTGGCGCTTCTACTTCCAGGAGGGCGTGCTAATGCTCCCGTCGGAATACTAGGACATGGTGCAGGCGGGGAAGTACGGCCCGACGATCGTTTAAAGAGGGAGGAACCGCGCTCCTGTAACGGCGGCCGAGTAGTCTTTTCCGGCGCGTACCTCCACAATGCGCGCGCGGCGCGGACGCCGCCAGGAGGACCCTGCCATGTACGTGACCCTGACCAACCTCGGCGACGAGCCCGAGCTGCTCACGTCCCCCGACGGATCGCTCGCCGTCGCGCTGCACTCCCACACTCCCTACCAACTGAACCAGGAGGCGACGACGGTGCTCATCGTCGGCGACAAGCCCGACCTGCGAGACAAGGTAGAGCACTCGGCGCGGGCGCTCGGCTCGATCGTGCGCGACCTCATCGAGCTCATCGTCGGTCGGAAGAAGCACGCCGAGCGGCGCACGGGCAAGGTCGAGGACGTGCGCATCGTGGTCGCGAACCACGGCACCAACACCGTCCGCGCGATCCTCGGAGACGGCACGACCGAGCAGGCGATCGAGGGCGGCTCGCAGCGCACGCTGACCGCACCTGGATACGTCGAGCTGCGCGAGCTCGGCACTGTCGCGGAGCAGAACCCGAACAGCGCAGGACAGGTCGCGCCGTAACTCGGCGCTAGTTCCATGTGGAACAGTGCCGGTTGACGGCGCTGTCCTACCGCGCGCAGAATCGCGCTCGCAACCTGAACCACTGAAGACGCACCATATGAGCACCCGGGCTCGGCCCGGCCGCTCGGAGCGCCAGCAGTCCCGCAACGGTGGCACCCCGGCTCGCCCGGGGGGCGTCAATCCGGCCCCACAAGCTGGAGCGCCCCGTGGCGACCACCCCCACCGCGAGCAGCGCGAGCCCTCGCGCCGCTGAACCGCTCGACCCCCTCGGCGGCACGCGCCGCTCGACGGTCCCTCTGCGCTTCGCGGAGGTCACGCGCTCGCCCACCTCGGGCCTCCCTCGCTTCGTCATCTCCACCGAGGACGTGGACCTCGAAGGCGATGTGGTCGTGCAGTCCGGCATGGCGCCGGTCTCGGATCGCATCCCCGCGCAGGTCGACCACTCCGGGAAGATGCGCGACCTGATCGGGCATTGGGAGAACATCAAGACGCAGGGGAAGCGGACCTTCGCCGACCTCGTTCTTTTCGAGCGCGGCCTGTCGCCCATCGCCGACATGGTTCGGTCCCTGCACGACGCGGGCGTGCGGCTTGCGGCGTCGATCGGTTTCGTCCCGGACTATGAAGAAGGCGGCTACGAGCTCATTCGCGACTCGGCCAACGAGTGGGTCACGGGCATCAAGTTTCTGAAGTCCACGCTCATCGAGGCGTCCATCGTGGTCGTGCCGGCGAATCCTGGCGCGCTGTCGGTGCGAGCTCTCGATGCATTGAAGTGGATGCGCCTGGATACCAAGCGCATCGAATCCTTTGTCGTGAGCGAGGCATCGCAGCGGCTGCTGCACGGGATGCCGGAACACGACGCACGCGCCCGAGCCGCAGCAGCGGTGCAGAAGGCGACAGCACTCCTGGAAGGGAGGGCCGCCAAATGACTGCTCCCACTCTTGCCGAACGCATCACCTCCGCACGCGCTGCGCTGGTGGCGACGAAGGACGCGATCACTGCGATCACGGCCAAGGACACGATGGACGCTTCGGAGGTCGTGCAGCTCGACGAGCTGTCGCAGACCTCCCTGCGCCAGGGCGAGGAGCTCGCCGTGCTGGAGCGCGCCGAAAAGGCCCTGGCCGTCGGCTCCGTGCCGATCACGGGCGAGCACGCACGCGCTGCGCAGCCGCCCGCGCAGGTCCAGGCGCAATTGCCTGCCGCCCGCCGCCCGACGGCGCCCGCGCTGAACGTGCGGGGCCACATCAATTCGCGCGGCCTGGACCTGATCGTCCGCTCCGCGCTCATCGCCTTCGAGTCTCGCGCCACGCACGAGACGCACGACGCCGTGATTGCGCGCCGCTATCCCGGCAATCTGGAGGTGGCCGAGGTCACGCGCCTGCTGGCCGGCGGCGGCATCGTGAGCAAGGCCGCAACGAACCCCGCCATGATGGGCGTCGCGACCTGGGCGCAGGAGCTCACGCGCGAGGGTTACGGCGCGTTCCTGGAGGCGCTGACGGGCGAGTCCGTGGTGCCCCAGCTCCCGATGCAGACCTACAGCTTCGACGGCTACGCGAAGCTGCATATCCCGGGCCGCGCCAACGCTGCTCCTGGCGACCCGAACCTCGCTGCGGCGTTCCGCGCCGAGGGTGCTCCGATCCGCGTCGGCAAGGGCGCGCTGCAAACCAAAATCCTCACGCCGAAGTCGATGGCGATCATCGGGACGTTCACGAAGGAGCTGCTCATGCGCTCCACTCCCGATATCGAGACCGAAATCCGCACCTGGATGCTCCAGGATACGGCGGTCGTTCTCGATGGAGTGTTCCTGGACAACGGCGCCGGCACGACGGTCCGCCCTGCGGGCATCCAGAACGGCATCGCGGCGGGCGACACCGCGGCCTCGACAGGCGCCACGGGCGCGGCGATGCTCGCGGACCTCACCGGACGGCTGAAGGCACTCGCTGGTCACAACATGGGCCGCCGGCCCGTGTTCGTGATGAACAGCGCGAACGCCTGGGCGCTGAAGCTCGCCACCACGCCGACGGGTGAACCGCAGTTCCCCGACGCGATGACCCGCAACGAAATCGCGGGCGTGCCGATCATCGCCTCGACCAACGTGCCGGTGAACATCGTGTTCCTGATCGACGCGGCCGAAATCGCCTTCGCTGGCGGTGCGCCGACGTTCGAAGGGACTGAGGAGGCGACGCTCCACGAGGATGACGGCGTTCCGAACACGGGTGGCGTGACGGGCGCGAGCGTGCTGCCGATCGTGGACGGCACCGGCACCGTGGCCAAGCCGGTGCGCTCGCTCTTCCAGACGCATTCCGCCGCCGTCAAGGCGCTGTGGGATATCGACTGGGTGGTCTACCGCCCCGGCTGCGTGCAGACCATCACGGGCGTTGCGTGGTAGCGGGGAGCTGATCCATGTCTGGCGACGCGATCAGCAGCAAGGGCATTCAGATGTTCCTGTCAAAGGGAACACCTGATAAGGCCACTGTCGTTCCCACCGCGATCACCAAGGCGAAGCCCGCCCATGTGACCGCGCCGGACCCCGGTGCTCCCGTGAGCGCCTATGCAGTCGGACAGCTCGTGGAGTTCCACGGCACCGGGTTCCCGGAGCTGGACGAACTGCTCTTCACCGTGGCGGCGCCGATCGCGGGAGGTTTCTCCGCCTTCGGCTCCGACACGACGGCGAGCACCGGAAGCCTCGCGGCCACGGGTGCCACGATCGACGTGTACAGCGCGTCGAGCATGTTGCCCATGTGCCTGAACAACATCGCGTTCAACCTCACGGCGGCCGGGACGATCAACGTCGGAACGTACTGCAATCCGACGGCGACGATGCCCTCAACACCGACGGGTATCGGCACGATGACGCTGGGCGGCTGGATCAACGTCGCGGACCCTGCGTATGCGGAGCTGCTGCACGCCGTGGACGATGGGCTCGCGCGCATCTTCACGATCACGCTGCCGCAGGGTCAGGGCCAGATCATCTCGACGCTCATCCTCACGGAAGTTACGTGGGCGCTTCCCCTGGATGGCGGAATGGCCTATACCGCGACCGGCACGCTCACCACGAAGCCGCGTCACCTGTTCTAGGAGCACGCACCGCGACCGATTCCGTTGTCCCTTTGTCCTTCCTCCAGGGCCTGCGGCCTCCCACGGCCCCAGGCCCTTTCTTTCAGGAGCACGCACCATGACCGCCATGCACGCCGCACCGACTCCCGCGCCGCCGCCTCCTGTCGTTGGCGAGCAGGCCTACCCTCCCGCGACCTCGTACATGACGGTGTGGGTGTACCGCACTGGAGTGGCCCTGGTGAACGGGCAAACCGGCTGGCTGCAAGTCCTCAAGACCGACGCCGCGATCCTGATCGCCGCCGGCAATGCGGTCGACCCGTACACCGTGGGCACCCTGCCCTATATCACGAGCACTCCCGCGCCGACCCCTTCGCCTCCTCCTGGCCCTGCCGTTGCTGCTCTGTCTGCCGGCGACGGCGAGGAGCATCACGGTCGCGGCCACGGGCGGCACCACAAGAACCACGACGCCGAGTAGAGGAGGCGCTCGATGCCTTCGCTCCTGGCGCGCGTGAAGGGCTGGCTCACCGAAGGGTCATGGCGTGGACCGTTCTTCGGACAGGGTGAGCTGACCGGCCTCATGTACGAGCTCGGCTCGATGGAGGACGGCTGGCAGCGCAATCTCCGCATCCCGACGGGCGAGGCGCGCTACGTGCCGATGGTGTTCGCCTGCGTGATGGCGAACGCCCGTGCCGGAGCGACTTGCTGGCCTCGCCACATGCGCGAGACCTCTCCGGGCTCCAAGAGCTTCGAGTCCGTGGCCACGAGCCCGACGTTCCGCGTCTTCCGCGACGCGAACCCCTATGAGACCTGGGCCGTGTTCCTGTTGAACATGCTCGCCTCGCTCGGCTTCGACGGGCAGGCCTACGCGCTGGTCGTGCGCGATCAGCGCGGGGCGATCACGCAAATGCACCGGATGCCGCGCGGCTCGATGGCTCCGATGATTAGCCCGGAGGACGGTAGCGTCTACTACACCGTTGGCGCCAATCCGTTCCTTCCACAGCTCACGGACACGCAATACATCGTGCCGGCACGGGACGTGTGGCATTTGCGCCAGCACTGCCCACGGCACCCGCTGCTGGGCGAGTCTCCCTGCACCGCTGCTGCCCTGGCGATGGGCATCAACGTCGCGCTATCACGCTCGCAAGCAGTCTTCTTCGCGCGCATGTCGCGGCCCTCTGGCGTCCTGGTGAGCGATCAGCAGCTCACGAAAGACCAGATTCTTCGGCTGCGCGAGAACTGGAATTCGCAATCCGCGCTCCTGGCGCAAGGCGGAGTGCCGATCCTGGGCAACGGCGTGAAGTGGCAAGCGATGTCGATCGACTCGGAGGATGCCCAGGTGAACGAGGCCCTGCGGTTTTCGGGAGAGGACATTGCGCGGGTGTACGGCGTGCCGCTGCCGGTCGTGGGAGAGCTCACGCACGCGACGCTCACGAACGTGGAGCAGCTCGTTTCGCTGTGGCTGTCCACCGGGCTCACATCCCTCCTGGAGCTGGTGGAGCGCGACCTTAATCGCCTCTTCGCCTTCGACGGCGTGACCGAATACGTCGAGCTCGACACGCGCGCTCTCTTGCGCACCGACTTCGCCGGCCGCATCGAGGCCCTGTGCAAGGGCATCCAGGGCGGGCTCTTCAAGCCCAACGAGGCCCGCGCGCTGGAGTCCCTGCCGCCCGTGCCTGCTGGTGACGACGTGTATGCACAAGCCCAGATGCAGCCGCTGGGCACGCCTCTGCCTGCTGCGGCTCCTCCGCCTGCCCCTGCGAACCCCTCTGGCGGCGCGCAGAACGGCGCAGGAGACGCGAACGCCACCGACGAAGGGGCTAGCACAGGCGGAGATGGCGGACAGGCACCCGACAGCCAGACCGCGCAGGCATGGGCAACGTGGGCGATCGAGCGCGCCATCGCGCGCACGCGAGAGGAGTCCAAGCCATGACAGCGATGCCGGACCTTGCAACGCTCGACGCCGTAGGTACGATCCTGGCGAAGGAATTTGCGACGCGCGACCTCCGGCTCGACGCGCTGGAGCGGCGCGCTCCTTCTGCTCCTGGCGAGCCCGGCGCTGCCGGCAAGGATGGCGAGCCCGGCCGCAACGGCGCCGACGGGGCGCCCGGTGCCGATGGTGCTCCTGGCCGCGATGGTGCTGCTGGCGCCGACGGCAAAGACGGCGCACCTGGGCGTGACGGGCAGGACGGCGCTCCTGGCGAGCGCGGGCGCGATGGCGCAGACGGCGCCGCCGGCCGGGACGGAACAAACGGAACAGACGGAACAGCGGGAAAGGAAGGGCGCGATGGGCGCGACGGCATCGACGGGGTTCGTGGTGTTGATGGAGCTCCCGGCATCGGCCTCGACGCGGCTGTCTGGAGCGCAGGCGTTCATCGTGAGGGCGTCATCGTCCAGCACCACATCGGTCAGCACTACCGCGCGCTCGTCGACACCGCGAGCGAACCTCCTGGCGAGCACTGGCAGCGCATGGGCTCGTTCGGCTTCCGCCTCACCGGAGGCTTCCGCGAGGACCGCACCTATGCCGAGGGCGACCTCTTCGTGCGCGACTTCTCGACCTTCCTCTTCCAGGGCGGAGAGGCGCACCTCATGGCGGCGCGCGGCCCGAAGGGAGACCCCGGCCCGCGCGGAGCGAACGGCGCCGACGGGCGCCAAGGCCGCAACGGCGCCGACGGCACGCTGATCGAAGCGGCGGAACTGCGCGGCCACGTCCTGGTGCTCCTGGCGCGTCACGCTGACGGAACGCTCGCGCCGCTGGAGGTCGACCTCATGCCGTTTCTCGAAGCAACCTTGTACGCGGTTCGCGCCAAGTTCGACGCCGAGCTGCAAACGATGCGCGAAGCCATCGCGCGTCTTTCCTGAAGGAGTCCCTTCATGGTCTCTCTCGTCCTGTTGATCCTGGCGCTCGTGTTCCTGGCGCTCGCAACCGTGGGCCTGCCGGCGCCGTCCCCGCGCTTCAACTATCTTGCCGCAGGGCTGTTCTGCTTCATCCTGGCGCAAGTCCTTGCGGGGCGCACCGCATGACCTGGAGCTTGCAGGACGCCCGGCTTCGCCTGGGCCTGCCCGCAGATGACACGGGCCGCGACGCTGCGCTGACCGCAGCGATGGGCGTCGCCCTGTCGGCGGCCGAGGCCTACTGCGATCGGAAGTTCCTGCTCCAGGACGAGGCTGAAAACTTCCGCAATCCGATCGGGCAGGCGCTGACGGTGCGGCGCTACCCGATCGCGAGCCTCACGAGCTTGCAGTATCTGCCGCCGCTGCCCGAGCCTCCGCCCGACCCTGCTCCGATTCCGTCCTCGTGGCTCATGGACGCGGATCGCGGCATCGTTTACCTCGCCACGAATTGGTGGCCCTGGTGCTCGGGCCTCGTCGCGCCGCCACCGCCCGCCACCACGACGCCGGGCGTGTGGTTCCCGCAGGGCTTCACGCTCTCCTATACAGGGGGCTTCGACCTGGATGCTCTGCCCGGCGACCTGGAGGCGGCTCTCTGGCTCGCGTTCGACAGTACGTGGTACATGACGCCCGGTTGGGGCGCAGCGGTCGGCACCAACTCCGCAGGCCCGCCGATCAAGAGCTTTTCGATCGACGGCATGAGCGTGGGCTACGAGAACCCGCTCATGGGCGGCAAGGGAGGCAAGGCCTCCGGCGGCGCCACTGGCGCTCCTGGTGCGTGGGGCCTGCTGCCCGCGACCGCTGTCGCCATCCTGGAGTTCTACCGCGCCGACTCCTCTGCGCTGGGGGCCTGATGGCATGAGCCAGTTCGCCCTCACCGTGATCGACCAGCTCGCGCAGACCCTCGCCAGGGAAGGTATCTGCGGAGCGTTCGTGCGCGCGGGCGCCGATCCGGCCACCGGCATCAACGTGCGCTTTCTGATGCGCCATCCTGGCGTGCGTGACGAGGCGATCGTGAACACCTACGGCACGGGGGCGCAGATCATCACGCTTGCGCACCTCCCGCCGTTCACGACCGATCCGCCTGCGCGCTTCGATTACCTGCTGGAGGGCGGAGAGTTCCGCTACGTGTTCGATTCGTTCGTGCGGCGCGCGGTCGGCGACACGACCGTTGCCTGGACGGTCTATTGCAAGGGGCTGGGCGTATGAGTGCGCTGTACGTGCGCGACACACTGCGCGGGTGGCTCTCCGACAGGTCTCTCGGCTGGGCCATGCCGTTTTACGACAGCATCAACATCGACGTGAACCCGACCGACGACCTGTGGAGCACGCTGCTGTTCATCACGTCCACCGCGCAGGTCGTGACCTACTGTGGTTTCGTCGAGGAGCGGGGTCAATTCGACTTCCTCGGGCTCGGCAAACCGGGCGCCGGGGATTCGGCCCTCGTGGCTGCGTGCGAGCACGACGCGGCGATCCTCCAGCAATTGCACGACACGCGCGGTCAGCTCACACTCGTCTCCGCAGGACCGCCGGAGGACTTCCTCCAGGCGGGCAACGTGCCTTGGTACTCCGTGAGCATCACCTTCCAATACCTGTACCTGCACCCTGCGCCCGTGGTCGCGATGCCGATCACTTGAAAGGAGCGAAGACGATGATTGCCATGCGTGAAAAGCGAGTCGGCCCGTATACGGTGCGCGAGCTGTCGATGCGCGAAACGATGCGCCTGCTGAAGCAATACCCCGAGGACCACCCGGACAGGGGTGCGGCCCTGCTGGGCGCGGCGGTGTTCAACGGAGCCGAGGCGCCGCTCGGGCTGGACGTGCTGGACCTCGGCACGGGCATGTACCAAGCCCTGATGGAAGCCCACCAGGAGGTGACTGGAAAGCTCACGTTCGAGCAGGACCAACAGGGAAACGCCTAGAGGCGCTGGAGCGAGGCGTCCACTCCCTCGCGCTGGCGCTGCATATGACCGTCGGACAGATGATGGAAACAATGACGATGGAGGAATACATGCGGTGGCAGGCCTTTTTCGAAGAACGCGAGATGTACCGCAAGCGCGCGGAGAACCGTGCGCGCGGCGTCGTGGACTTCACCGACCCGCAGGCCGCCGGGCAACTCGTGACGCTCGTTGCGAACGGCGGGCGGCCGTCGCGGTAGGAGTCTCGCATGGCACTCGATACCGTCCCGGCCGCAGGTACGAAACCGCAAGGCCTGTACAACGTCCCGCCGACCAAGACCTATAAGGCGAGCGACGGCAACGTGGCGGAGAAACTGCGCTATGACGTGATGGGCTACACCATCGACGCCGTGCGCGAGCTCATGGTCTACATCGCCGAGGACGAGACCGAGCAGCAAATGTCGATCGACAATCCGCCCGCGTTCGTGAACGTCGACAACGTGCGCGGCAAGAGCGTGCTCGATGCGCAAAAAACGATCACGATCACGTTCGGCACGCGCCTGCAATTGGCCGCCTTGAACCAACTGCGCGCCGCGCTCGCGAAGGCAATCGGGGCCTCGACCACGACGCGCACGGGCAAGCTCGCCAACGAAGCGAATTGGGTCTTCCGCTATGTGCGCGACGGGCGCGTGCAGCCGCTGCCCCTGGCGGGCGGCTCCGGCATCCCGATGGGTCCGAAGGACTTTATCGTGTTGATGCCAGCCGGCGTCATCAACGACAAGAATCAAGCCTACGCCACGGCGGTGAACATGCGCGTGGCCGGGAGCGGAAAGCTCACGTTCCGTCGCAGCAAAAAGGGCCGCGAGACCCGCAAGAATCAGTCCATCGGCTTCCTGGCCCTGGCGGCCCGCGCCGCGAATGCGTCGCCTGGATTCCAGGGCTTCCATGTGACGGCAGGCTTCACGGTGCGTCATGCGATCCCCGGCGAGGTGACGCGCATCGCAGGACCCCGCTCGGGCTTTATCAAGATTCGCCCGGCCACCGGGCGCGGGGCGCGATAGTGTCTGACGAATCAATCAAGAGGCTCGTAGAGCTCTCCGTTAACGCCGCGCCCGCTATCGCGGAGCTGAAGAAGCTCAACGACCAGACGAAGGCGCAGACAGACGCCATCGACGCGCTGCAAAAACAGTTCTCGGAACTCGGCCAGAAGATCACCGAGGGCCTGTCTCTTGCCGGGGTGTACGAGGGCATTACGCGCGTCATCGACCATTTCCACGAGCTCGTGACCTCGATCGCGGAGATGAACGACAAGGCGCAGCAGCTCAGTATCAGCACCGATGCATTGCAGGAGCTGCAATACGCGGCCTCGCAAACCGGGATGCCGGTGGAGAAACTCCAGCAGGGGCTCGCCACCCTGGCCGAGAAGGCGGCGAAGATGGACAACGCCACCGATGCGGCGTCCAACATCCTGCGCAGTTTCGGCGTTAACTCCGCCGACCCGACCAACGTCATCCTGAACAAGCTCGCCGACGGGTTCGCGCACGCCACCGACGGCACGACGAAGACCGCTTTTGCGATGGAGCTCCTTGGCGCGAAGGTCGGGCCGTCCTGGGTCAAGTTCTTGAACCAAGGCGCCGACGGCATTGCGTATATGTCCCAGGAGGCGCACACCCTCGGAGTCGTGCTCGATCAGGAGACCGTGAAGTCTGTCGCGGAGTTCAACGACAACCTCACGCGCCTCGGCGCGCTGTCGCAGGCTAGCAGCGCAATGATCCTCAAGGGCCTCGTCGAGCCTCTCGTCACGCTGTCGACGATGCTCGTCGAGAACATCAAGAACCTGGGCACGTTCATGGGGATTGTGCAGACGCTCCAGGACGCGATCTTCGGGACCGACAGGGAAAGATTTGCGATCAAGGCGGCCAACGACATGATGGCCGCGAACGATGCGCTGAAGGACTACAGCGAGCTCGCCGCAAAGGCGGCGAAGGACGACTACTGGAAGGCCTCGGCCGACAACGCGAAGAAGACTCTCGACGCCCTGAACGCGCAGGCCGCCTCGTCCAAGAAGGTCTACGACACGTTGCTGGCGACGCAGAAGGCGGCTACTGCCGCTCCTGCGCGCCCCGAGCAGACCACTACGCTCGATCGCAACCTGCTGAAGACCGTCACGCCGACGAAGCAGGAGACCGACGACTGGACGAAGTGGACCGAATCCCTTGAAAAGAGCGGGGAGCAAACCGCGTTGCTGCCTCTGAAGATTGCCTACCTGACGGACTCGCTCGATCAGCTCCAGAAGGCCGGTAAGGGGGCGAGCCTCGCCGCGACCACGTTCCAGGATGCGCTCGACAAACTGCGCCCCGATCCCGTTGCCATCGCTATCAAGAAAATGGTGGACGAGGCCCTGAAGGCGAATCTCATCCCGACCTCTATCGAGGAGGTCACGGCTGCGATGAACGAGCTGGAAGCCGCAGGCCTCCAGAACTCCGAAGGTATGAAGAAGCTCTACGCGCAATACCTCTCCTTCAAGTCGGCGGCCGGCGACGCGGCTGCGACGGTGGACCTGGAGCTGAACAAAATGCGTGACGACGCGGACAAGAACGCCAAGATTCAAGAGGAGGTCTGGAAGCGCATCACCGACGGCTCGCTCACCGCCGCCGAGGGCATCAAGATTTTGAACAACCACATGGACGACCACCTGAAGGAAGTCGACAAGGTGAAGGAGAAAGAAGACGAGTGGGCCAAGGGCCTCGTCGAGCTCGCCGTTCATTTCTCGGAGGACTTTGCAAACAAGTTGATCGACGATATGGGGAGTGTGAGGACTTCGTTCAGCCAGATGCTCGCCGACCTGCTCAAGCAAATTGCGAAGTTCATGATTAGCTCTGAGGTGAAGAACCTCACCGAGATGCTGTCGAAGCAGGCGGACAGCTCCGGCGGCTGGAGCAACCTGATTAGCTCCTGGCTGCACGGATCGGCGGCGGGCAACGCATGGAGCGGCCCTGGCGTGCTCGCGATGGCGCGCGGTGGCATCCTCGGAGCTCCGACTTTCTTCAACGCGGGCGGAGGGACTCTGGGCGTGGCGGGCGAAGCGGGTCCCGAGGCGGTCGTGCCATTGCAGCGCACCGCGAGCGGGGACCTCGGCGTCGCAGCAGCTCCCGTGACCGTGAACGTCTACAACAGCGCAGGCGCGGACGTGACGCAGAAGGTCCGCGACAACTCCGACGGCTCTCGCGCGATCGACATTTACGTGGAGCGCAAGGTCCAAGAGGTCATGAGCAACGGCTCGATGGATCGCACGATGCGTTCCTCCTACGGTCTCACGCGCCAGCCCTCGCTCGGGTAAAGGGACACGACATGCCTACGATTGACATTGGCGCGCGGCCCTCGACCCTCGACGGCTGCTGGCAGACATGGAGCGAGCACGACGATAACGCGGTGCTTCGCAGTGACATGGACATGGGAGGGTTCACCAAGGTGCGCCTGCGCACGACCGCCGCCGGGCTGGTGGTCGATGCAAGCGTGACGCTGCCGGCGGAGCTCTACGAGGACTTCCAGACGTGGTTTCGCATCAACTGCGTGCGCGGCGCACTACCAACGCGCGTGAAGCGACCCGATGGAACCGAGCTCGTCATGCGTTTTACGGCGCCGCCTGCGATCGAGTGGCCCTCTGCGGAAGCGAAGGCCTTTCGCGCCACTGTGAACCTGGAGCAGCTCCCTGCGTGGCAGGGACTGTGACGCGCCGTGCAGCCGCAAAACGTAAGCCCTGCGCTCGCCTCGTCGTCCGACGTGGCATGGTTGTGCCTGCTGACAATTACCGCCGACGGCGAGGACCCGCTCTACGTGGTCAATAACTCCGAGGAGGTCGTGTCGCGGGGCATCACGTTCGAGCCCTATCCGTTCACGGTCACGCTTCCGCCTGACGACAGCGAGACGCTGCCGACGGTCTCCCTTTCGATCAGCAACATCGACCGTTCGATTGTGGAATTCCTGCGCGCGCAACTCATGCCCCCGTCGATCGCAATCGAGCTCGTGACGAGCGCGTACCCCGATGTGGTCGAGAAGTCCCTCACCTTCTTGAAGCTCACGAGCGTCACCTATGACGCGATCACGGTTTCGGGCACGCTGGCGGTCGATAACTTCCTCACGCAGAAGTTTCCCGACGAGAGCTACGTCCCGCCGCTGTTCCCTGGCATGTTTCGATAGGGCCGCACACCGATGCTCACGATCGTCCGCCACGATGCCGCAATCCTCTCCTCCCTCGTGGGCGTCCCCTACGTGCCTCGTGGGCGCACGCGCGAGGGCGCGGACTGCTGGGGCATCGTGCTCCTGGCGGCGCGCGAGCTGTTCTATCTGGACCTCCCAGAATTCTTCTACTCCTCCGAGGAGCTCGCGCTCCTGGAAGATGCACAGGCCTTGATCGGGCACGAGACGCGCGCCGCGTGCTGGCGCGAGGTCCAGGCGCCATTTGCTGCCGGCGCCGTTCACATTTTTCGCATCCACGGGCAGGAGACCCACTGCGGCCTGCACCTGGGCGCCGACACGTTCCTGCACAGCCTGCCGGGGCGCAATTCCTGTATCGAGACTCTGCGCGACATGAACTGGCGGCAACGCAGGACCGGCACCTATGTCTACGACTGACGCACTCGTTCCGATCACGCCCGCGCGCCTGCTGCTGCCCTCGGGGGCACATCAGTACATTGCCGCCATTGCTGGCATGACAGTGCGTGAGCTGCTGGCGGACGTACCAGCGAAGCTCCTGCCGATGGTCCATGTGTTCGTCAACGGCACCGAGGTCGCGGATTGGGATGGCCTGCGGCTGCGCGAGGGCGATCACATCCTGGTGGCCGTCGTGCCGGCAGGCGGAGGCAAGGGCTCGGGCAAGACGATCCTCGGCGCGGTGCTCACGATCGCCGTCGCGTACTTCGCGCCGTATGCGGCGGCGTACATCGTCGGCGCGAACACGGGCGTCGCCTACGCTGCTGCGACCGTCGCCATTTCCATGATCGGCACGATGGCGATCAACGCACTCGTGGCCCCTCCTCGCATCAGCACTGCGGCCGACCCCGTGGCCGCAGGGTCCGCGACCTCCTACTCGCTGTCCGGTCAGAGCAACGCATCGCGCCCATTTAACTGCTGCTTGGTCGTCTACGGTCAGCACAAGGTCATGCCCGCGATTGCGAACAACATCGACGTGGACAACATCGGCACGAGCTCCATCATGTCGGGGCTGTACGACTTCGGCCTCGGCTGGGTGGACCTCGCTGACATTCGCATCGGTGACGTGCCGATCGACCAGTACAACCCGGAGCTTCGCCTTCACCAAAACAGCTATTGCGATGACCTGACGATCGCGGGGCAGAACGTAGGCTACGACCAGTACGCCATTGCGATGCAGCAGAACGTCCCGGTGCTCGTTCGCACGAAGTACCAGACCATTTGGGCGATGCTCTATATCCAGTTTCCGAAGGGCCTCTTTCAGGCCATGTCCAAGACCGGGCAGGCGCCGTACTTCGCTGTCTTCGACGCCGCGTGGCGCCGCGTGGGCGATAGCGTCTGGAACCACCTCGCCCCCGAAAACTACTTCGGCGCCGATCGCGGCTACTTCGGGCCGCCGCTGGGCCTTCAATGGATGCTACCGAACGTCTACCCCTGGCAGAACTACGTTCCGCCGGACTCGGGCGCTCAGATGCGCGCGGCGGTCTCCGCATGGCGCGTCGCAGGAGGAGGTCTTTCCGACGCGCAGTTTGCGATGTACGTCAACGCGAAGCCCAATCCTGAGTTCGCATGGCAGTATCCGGCTGGGCCGATTGACGAGGGGAGCTACTTCGCACGCTACCCTGAAATTCACGCGGCCGGTTGGACCCGTAGCGCGCAGGAGCATTTCGAAGACGTCGGCAGCCGCGAAGGCCGAGACCCTGGCGTCTCCGTGAACTACTCGATTCGCGGCGGCCCTTGGCAGCCCTATCGGGTCATCGGGCTTCCTGGCTCGCCCTCGACGCTCTATTCGATCGACGCGAACGATTACCCTGACGATCCCTCCGTCGGTGCCTGGGGCTGGATTGCAACGGGCGGCACGCTACAGGCGATGGTCGATCGGCCCGTTCCGCAATGGCAGGTCGCGGCAGGAGGCCTTGGCTTCGACGAGGCGAACTACCTCGCGCGTTATCCCGATGTGGCCGCCGCAGTCGCAGCGGGCCAGTTCGCCAGTGGCTGGGCGCACTTTTCCACGACCGGCTGCTACGAAGGGCGCGACCCGTACAACTGGACTCCGACCGGCGTCCAGGTCCAGACTTGCTACGTCGGCCCGTACACGATTGCGCTGCGCTTCCAGTTCGAAACGGCCGACACCTACGAAATCGAGGTCGTGCGTACCGACAAGATCGAGGACGGCACCGATACCAGCATCATCCAGGCGAGCGGCGGCGATATCACTGCACGCTACAACGAATCGACGGTCGTCCTCCTCAAGAGTTCGACCTACGGCCAGCCCGTGCGGCCTCGCCTGCGGCACACGATGCTCGAAATGCGCATCCAGGCGAGCGATCAGCTCCAGGGCGTGGTGCAGAACCTCTCCGCCATCGCCACGAGCGTGCTGCGCATGACGAGCGACGGCGTGACCTTCACCTATGGCGAGACGCGCAACCCCGCATGGATCGCCCTTGACATTCTCACGAGCGAGCGTAATCCGAAGCCGCTTTCTGATGATGCGATCGACTGGCCCTCCTGGCTGCACTTGGCCCAGGCCTGCGACTCGCTGCGCAGCTACGTCTACAACGGCGAGCCCTATACCGGCCCGCGCTATACCTGCGATATCGTTGTTGACACCGCCACGACCGTAAAGGACTTGATCGAGTCCGTGCTCTCGGGGTGCCGCGCTTCTCTGATCCTGACCACGGCCGGCAAGTGGGGCGTCCTGTACGACGAGGAGAAGCTGATTCCTCGCCAGCTCATCACGCCGGCCAACTCCTGGGCCTTCCAGGGCTCGCGCACCTATGCCGCGATGCCGCACGGCCTGCATGTCGGGTTCGTGAACCGAGAGAACGCATGGAATGCAGATCAAGCCATCGTCTACGCGGACGGCTACGACGCGACGAACGCGACCGAGTTTGAAACCCTCGACACGTTCGGCATTACGGACTATCCGCATGCCTGGGCCTACGGGCGCTACATGCTCGCGCAGGGCATCATGCGCAGCGAGACCTTCACGGTAACGATGGACGTTGAGAACCTGCTCGTGCAGCGCGGGGACATGGTTTACGTCGCCCACGACGTGCCGAAGATGGGCGGGCTTCCCACCCGGATCACAAACGTAGGCCCGACGGCCTCCGACAATAGCGGAGCAGTGTTCGCGAATCTCCCCCTGGCGGTGGCGCCCACCGGCTATTGCGTGCGCCTGAATGACGGGAGCATTCGCACCGGCAAGGTTCTAGACGCGAGCACCATCGGGCAATTCTTGCTCGATGACAACACCGACGTGAACCCTGACGACCTGATCGTCTTCGGGGAGTTGGAAAACGAAATTCAGCCCTACCTCGTGCAGCGCGTGGCTCCTGGTGCAGACCTGACGGCCACGCTCACGCTGTGCCGCTACGTCGCGCAGGTCTACGACTCCGATCAAGGTGCGCTACCGCCGTGGGATGCCGGCTTCAGCCAAGACCTCATCGCCGGCACGAATCTGATCGTGCAGAACCTCACCGCGTCGCAGGCGCTGTACTACTTGCAGCGGTTGCCGCGCGTCGGCGTGGACCTGCAATGGCAGACGACGGGCTCCTATCTGCGTTTCCACGAGGTCGCTGTCCTATACGGCGACGGCCGCCGCGACGTGATCGCCGATCGGTGTGTGCCGCAGACCTTCCACTATGACGTGGACGCGCTGCGCGACGTGGCCCTGATGAACACCCCGATCACCTTCGAAGTGACGCCGGTCTCCTCGATCGGTTATCGGGGCTTGCCCTCGCAGGTCAGCATCGTCCTGGTGGGCGACACGACCGGACCGACCATGAGCGTGTTCGGTGCGAACGTGCAGAAGGAATTTATCGACCTGTTCTGGAGCTTGCCCGATGACCCGGACGTGTCGTACTTCCTCCTGCGCTACACGCCTGAGACCGATAGCCCGCAGTGGGAGACTTCCTCTCGCCTGGAGTCCGTGCCTTGGCCCGGCACGCGCACGACCGCAGGCGCGCGCACCGGCAGCTACGGAATCTGTGCCGTGGACACTAGCGGCAATGCGGGCAACGTCCTATGGCGGCGCACGACGGTGGCGGTGCTACCTGACATTAACGTAATAACGGTCCTGAACGACGCGGAGCTCTATCCCGATGCGTGGCCGGGCGCGAAATCGCACCTGGAGGTGAACAGCGACGAGAACCTGCAAAGCGTCGGCGCGTTCGGTGCGATCTATCCCGATGGCGTCTACTACTTCCAGCACCCCGTGGACCTGGGCGACATTTTCGAGGTCCGCGTCTCCTCGAAGATCGAGGCGGCGGGCATCCTGGAGGACGGAACCGCAGCGCCCTCGATTGGCCTGTGGGATGCGTGGCTCGAAGTGCGGACGGCCAACTCGCTGCTCATGATGGCGGACTGGCTTCCGAGCATGGCTGACATTGACCCGATCGCCTCGGTGGCCGAGTCCTCCTGGAGCGTGTGGCGTCCTTGCACCGTCGCGGACTTCACGGCGGAGCTCTTGCAATTTCGCATCGTCACGAAGTCGAATAACGCTGGCGTGCGCGTAGTAGTGACCTCTGGCCGCGTCGAAGTGGACATGCCCGATCGCGTCGACAGCTTCGCCGACGTGGCCGTTACCTCAAGCGGGCTCGATTTCGTGTTCCCGGTTGCCTTCCGCGAGCTCGATGCCGTGGCCGTGAGCATCAACGGGAACGCTGACCCGGTTGTCGCGGAGGTCACGGCCAAGACGCCCGAGGGCTTCCACGTCGCGCTGCGCAATACGCAGACCTCTGCGCTCGTGGCTGGAAGCGTTGACATCATGGCTGAGGGTTACGGCCGGATGCGGTCGGACTCCATCTAAGGAGCGCAACATGGCGCAGATTCTTGCGGCTGACTTCCCGATTGAACCGACGACGACCAGCGGCACGGACCTCGCTGCGATCCTGAACCGCTTGCAAGCCGCGCAGGATTCAAACAACGCGGGGAATGCCTCTCCTTCCGTGACCTTCGCAGGGCAGCAGTGGCTCGACCTCTCAGGCGGCGGCAATGGGGTCCTGCGCCTGCGCGACGCGGCGAATGCCTCCTGGCTCACGCTGTACGACTCGGGCTCTCCTCCTGTTGTTGGCGGCAGCACGATCGCGGGCTCGCTCGGGAGCGCAGCCGCGCCGGGCTTCAGCTTCGCAGGAGACTCCAACACGGGGATGTTCTCGCCGGGCGCCGATCAGGTAGCGCTCTCGGCCGGCGGCGTTCTGCGCTTCCAGGTCAATAACGGCCTGACGCTCTCGCTTCAGCCGATGACGATCCAGGACCCGGCGCCGCTACTTACGCTGAACCGCTCCGACAACACAAAGTGGGCCGGCGCGATCGGCCAGTTCAACGCGAAGAACCGCTGGGCCTTCGTGCTCGGTGACGATACCAACGAGGCGGGCAGTAACGCGGGCAGCAATGCCGTTCTCTATCGCTACGACGATGCGGGCGGCATCCTGCCTTACTCCCTCTACGCGGAGCGCTCGACGGGTAACGTCATCATCCCATCGCTCTTCCTCTCGACAGACAAGTCCTGGGGGTTCTCGCAGGATTCGGCCGCCCGCTACGCGAACTACGACGCGAGCGGCGGTGGCTCGAATTGGACCTACAACAAGGCGAGCGGCTTGCTCTCGTGGGGCGCGAAGGGCAAGGCGAACATCCTGCAGATTGCAGCGAGCGGCACCATTACCGCGTCGAATCAAGTGATGGCCGGTGGCACCGGCAACGCGCCGGATGCCTGCGCGTTCCGCGCGAGTGGCCCCTCGGGCGGCGGCGTCGCTCTGTACGACACGAGCGGCGGCATGCGCGCGAGCATGTGGACCGCATCCGGTGGCAATTTCAATATTGCATCCATCAACGACACGGCGGGCGTCTCGGCGACGTTTACGCTGATGGCGGGCGGGACCTTTCTCTCGCCCGGCCCGATTGCGGCGAGCGGCGATACCGGGTTTGCCATGTTCAAGAGCGGCGGCTCGCGTTACTTCCAATACACGGGCAGCTATTACTGGCGTTATGACGATTCGGCCGGGGACCTGCACTACATCTCGGCGGATCAATTCGCGCTCACGCTGCGCCTCGGCGCGAACGGCGTCGTCATTCGCGGCGGCACTAACGGGCTCGTCTTTGAAAATGTCGCCGGTACGAGCGGAAACCATATCGCCTTCGGCTGGGGCTCGGGTAACGCCATCGGCGTGCGCGTCGACAACACGCAAGTGGGTTGGCTCCAGGTGCAGACCTCCGACGAGACGCTGAAGACCGACGTTGCGCCGCTGCCCTATGACCCCGCCGCGTTCGCGAAGGTGCAGCCGATCACCTACCGCTGGCTCGATTCCGATGTGCGCAGCTCCGAGCGCACCTTCGACGGTTTCTCCGCGCAGAACGTGGCGACGGCGTACCCGAACGTGGTGCAGGCGGTTGAAGGAATGCCGCTCGGGATCGACAATCTCGGACTGATCGCGCAGCTCTGGGCGCACGTCCAGGCGCTGACGGATACCCTTCGCACCGTGCAGCGGCATGTGCGCCAACTCCAGGAGGTGAAACCGTGAACCAGCAACCGCAGGAGCAAGAGCTCACCCTGACCCTTCCCGCCTCGCGCGTGGAGTACATCGCGAACGTCCTGGCGCAACGCCCTTGGGGCGAGGTGGCCGCGCTCCTGGCGGAAATCCAGCAGCAGCTCCAGGCGCAGCAGCAAGCGCGCGACGGTGGAATCTCTCCGATCACTACGCGCCCCAACGGCGCCGACGTGGCCCACTCCTGAAAAAGAAAAAGCCCCTCGGGTCGGAACCCTCGGGGCTTTCAAGAGACTAGGACTGCGAGGCCTGTGCGCGCCGCCAGTCTAGTTCATCGTGAGCTTGCACGCATACCAGCGGCCCGCGACCTTGCCGGTTTGCCAGTGCAGGATATTGAAGCTCATGCACTGCTTGTCATCACCGACGGTCGTAAAGCAATTCACCGTCCTGGCGAACTCGGTCTTTCCATCAATGGGCAGGCGAAAGAACGTAGGCCCTGCGGTCACGACCGGCTCCGAGCGCCCACCGTTGGGCCAGTCGAAATCGTACAGAACCGAGAGCTGCTGCAACTGCTTGAGCTTCGTGCGGCACTGTTCAAACCTCGCGTCGTTGCGCTGCGCGTGTGCCGACGCGGCGAACAGGAGGGACAGGGAAAGGGTGAGCCAAATACGCATCGCGGTTACTCCGAAAATCAGGATTTTAAGTTGAACGAAAAAGCGAAAGCCCCGAAGGGGCTTGGACCCCCGGGGCTTCCTGGCCGGTTTGGCTCTGACCTTGGCTGATGGACAACCGCGATGCAGTCCGGTTGCGCGCGAGTATAGGGCAGGAGCGGTCACGGATGGAAGTCCCCGAGGCGTCAGAACCCGACGGCCTTGAGCACCTCGCGCACCTTGTCGCCGCGAAGGTGGAAATAGTGCTCGTTGATCATGGCGACCGACGTTCCTGCGATTTGCGCGATCAGCATCGCGGAGGACTGTCCATCGTTCACGAGGTCGGTAATCAGGGAATGGCGCAGGCAATACATCGTGATGCTCTCAGGGTCCAGCCCTGCGGCCTTGACGACCTTCTTGAAGTGGTAGCCCCAGGACTTCGAATTCCACCGCTTGCGAAGCGGGCTGACGAAAAGGGGCGCACCGGGGAGCTTGTTGCGGGTAGCGTCTGCGAAGAGCTTGCGCACCTCGGGGGTGTCGGGCAGGGAAACGGTGCGGTTGCCGTTCGCCTTGTCGCGCCCGACGTGGACCTCGTGGGCGCGCTTGTCGTAGGACCCGGCCGTCATGTAGGACCACGCTCCGGGGCGAATCGGCGCGGTGCGCATCGCCTGGATCAGCGGGTGAAGCTCGGGGCAGATGGTCGCGCACTTCTCCGCGATGATGACGCGATCCTCGGGCGTGATGTACTCCCGCTTGATCCTGCGCGCTTCTACGGTCTTGCGGTGAGACTGACTTTTCGGCAGCGCGAGGGCCTCCGTCCAACGGTCCTTCACTCCGTACACCCGGCGCGCACGGTTCAAGGCGGCGCGGACCAAGTTCACGTCCCGATCCACCGTCGAATTCGCGCGGGCGCGTTGCGGACGATTCTTGTTGTGGTAGTTCGTCGGCTGCTCCTTCATCCAGGTCTTCCAGTCGCGGTACTGCTGCACCGTGATTTTCATGAGCGGCATGTCCTTCCACTCGACCCCGGCAGGGTCCTTGAAGGGCAGGACGAGGGAGTCGACGCGCGAAATCAGCCAGCGAACCTTCTTCTTCATCTCCTCGGTGCCGTCATCCCTTTCGAGGATGTACTCTCGCAGGACTTGCCGCAGCGTGACCTTGCTCGAAACCTTGGTCGTGGCAGCGTCCTCGGCGTCGATCTCAGAGAACCACTCGGTGGCGCGGCGGAAGGCCTCTTCGTAGCGTTCCTCCTCGGCCCACCCTTCCAGGGCTCCCATCCGCAAGAAAAGGTCGGTGCCTTCTTTGTGAAACTTCGCGTTCCAGTTACCGGGCGAGCCCTCGGTGAAGTTCCGCCAGCCGACGAAGCGGCCGGGGCCGAGGCGCTGGTAGAAGGGGGAGCGACGCAGCGGGAGTGCCTTGCGGGCCTTCGCCGAGTCGATGCGGATGGCCTTGCGAGCCTTACTATTGCGGGTCATGTGTACCTCGTCCATCAAGGTAGCTGCGAAAACCCCCTGCGCCTCTGTCGAGCCGATATCCAAATTGGTATCCAAAATAGGATCGAATACCGTCGAAGCGCCGGGGGGAGAACCAGACAGGATTTTGAGCGTTCTCCTCTGAAAATCGGTAAAAACCACTGTCTGGTACTGGCAATAGTATCCCTTACACTGACGTACACTGACATTGCATCCAAGGCATCGGATAGACGGTCTATCTCCTCTAGGCGAGCGGCTTTTCTGTAGCACCGAAAAGACAAGGTATCCGCTCAAAGTATCCAAAACAGCGGTTTCGACCCCTCTAGACCTCGGAGCCCCGGGGTGACAGGATCGCTGCCATGCCCAGGAGACTTCTCCTGAGCGTGTTCTGGCCGCCCGCCTCGCGGCCAACCTCACGCAGAAGCAGGCCGCGCAGAAGGTCCACCTGGGCCACGCCGTGCGCTGGAGCGAGTACGAGCGCGGCGAGCACCGGATGCCGATGGCCGCCTGGGAGCTGTTCCTCATCAAAACAAGGGCAATTCCCGTTGCTGACCCTGCGCGCTGTGCGCGAGCTGATCGACCGGCAATAGCCTCCGCCCCAACGGCACCGACTGACGATAGCCAATAGACGGCGGAACACCTCGCAACGGTGACGATAGAAAATAGCCTCCGTACCCGCCTCGCTGGGCGACGATAGGTGATAGACGTGCAGCGTGCGGAACCGGGCGACGATAGACAATAGCCTCGCACACCTAGGCAAGCGCACCCCGATAGAGACCGTATTAAATGCCGGGGCGACCGATGGAACGCAGGAGAGCAGCGTGCCCCGGCATATGGATTTTTCGCACTCTCGTTAGCCACGGGCTCTCGCTCCTGTCCATGCCTATCCTGACCAACGGTCAGGAGCACCAAACCCAGCGTAGAGGCACGCGCTGAACCGCATCGGTCCCCGGCCGGGCGCGCGATTTTCCCAGTCGAAGGTGTATAGCCTTGGACAACAACGCGATCACCGTACCTGCGATGGAGGCCCCGCCGCGCGATGTACCGGCCGGGCTCGCACTGCCTAGGCTGATCGACACGGGGAAGCCCGTAGGTCTGTTGTACAGACGGCATTCGCTGGATTCGCTGCCTTCCCCATCCTTAGACAGCTTCGACGGGTTGTGCTGTCTATCTAGGCTGTATAACAGAATATGCCAATACCTGACTGGCGTCAGAGGTCTAAGGCAGGCTGAAACCGGGGCTCGACCTCTATCTCAACCCTCGGACGGTCGCGGTCTATGAAGTGGTAGACGTGGCGCTCCCTTACCTGCCGGTCGTTTCTGTAGACGCCCGCTTGCGTCAGTACGCGCTGCGACTTGCCTGCGCGCACGCGCACCGTGCGGAACTGGTCCTGGAGAATATCCAGCAGCAGGGTCTCGTCCATGTCAGGGAGTTGGGTCGGGTAATACATGCGCAAGGTCATGCGGACCTCGCCTTCCATGCGCACGCGGCAGGCCGGGGGAATCTGAAGGAGGGCCGCCTCTACATAGGCCAACGCCGCCTTGCTCTTGATCGAGCGAGCCTGTCCCCGGATCGTGACGAGCTCGCGCGAATTTGCCTTCGACTGCGCCTGCCCGTAGATGGTGAAGCGCAGGGGCTCGGTCATTGAAGGCTCGGGGGCCTAAACACGTCGTGAGGCTTGTCGGGCGACATGCTGTCCAACTGCGCGCAGATGAAGCCCTCGGCGTAGTCGGTCCCGAACGTGCCCCACAGCGCCGCCCAAAACACGATCAGCACTGCGGTCATGTGCGCCTCCAGCGTAAGCCTGTCCTCCTGCGGAAGGCGGTTGAGGAGCTCCATCGCGAACCGGGTCGCCTCCTGCTGCATAGCCTCTGGAATCAGCGGATGCTTATCGGCCATCGCCGCCTCCTCGTTGTTCCGCCAGGAGCGCGCGGAAGGAGTCCCGCGCATCTTGCGGGAGCACGAGCTCCCACTCTCCGAACCACACTTCGAAGGGGCCGGCGCGCAAGCTCCTGGCGACGCCTTCCAACTGCTCCGCGATCGGAATGAGCTTCTTGTCCGCGATGCCCTCGAAGCGCAGGAGCACCGCGACGGCTTCGATCGCGCGCTCAGGGTCGCTCGTCTCGCACTCGGCGATAATGCGCCGCGCTTCAGGCAGGGTCAGCATTCTTCGCTCGGTACATTGCCTGCCGCCTTCGTCGTCGCCACGTATTCCTCCAGAGAGTGCGCATGGTTCGCCATCTGCTCATAGCGGTGCGCGGTGCTGGTGCTGATGCCTGCGGCGGCGAGCGTTGCCCGCTTTGACTGCTTCCCGCTGGTGGGATGCAGATCGGTGCGAGCGCGCTCCTTTGTTTCCAGACCGCATGAGAGTTCCCCGATGCGCACGCACGCGCGTAGGTGAATCTCGCAAACCCACGAAGCCATTTCCTTATCATCGCGCTGGCGGGCGTACAGCTCGATCGCCTTCGCCTTGTCGCGAATCGCCTTGACCTCATCGACCGAGGCGCACAGGGCAAGCGCAGTGCGCGCGGCGTCGTAGTTTGTGATCCTCGTTTCCATGAGCGCGCCCTCCTAGTCGTAGTCCTCGTCCGGGCATACGATCACGTCGCCGACAATCTCGTGCGTCGTGCCGGGCACGCAGTTCGCGTGATAGAGCTTGGTCGCTGCGCGGTTCACGGGATAGAGGGCCTTCGTCGGGACGAGCTCGGTCACTCCGTCCTCGCGCTCCTCGATCCGGGTCTCGTAGCCGCGATCGTTCACCAGCATCACATGCATAGGCCGCCCGAGGTGCCTCAGTGGCACGATATCGAGCACCAGCGCGCCGATCAACTTCGCGGCCTCTTTCATATTGACGGGTCGCGGGAGCTGCTCGGTGCTGCCATCGGTTCGCAGTACGTAGCGCATGAGGTCCTCCTCCTATTCGTGGCCGATGCCTTCGCCAGGATCGGGCTGGAGCTCTTTCGCGCGCCACTCACGCCCGCAGGTCATGCCGTCGCGGTAGACCCGCTCGGCGTGGCTGCCAGGAGCATACGGCGCCGGCAGCTCTAGCCCAACGTGACCCACGACCACCCCGAGGCGAAAGGGCGTGCAGCGCCCCCCGTAGCGCTTGCGCGCCACCTGCGCCAGCACGTTGAGCCTCTCGTCGGCGTACATCAGCGGCGCCCACCGCGCGGAGGTACAGGCGGCAGGTTCATGACGGAATCACGCGCCTGTCCGTTGGGCATCGTGAGCCCGCGCCTGCGCTTGCGCATTGCCATCGGGACTTCGGGCAGAGGGAGCTGCGGCGAGTCGTCGCGCGGCTCCAGGTTCGCGAGCTTCCAACGGTCCACCTCCTCGCGCGTGATGCGAGGCCTTCCCCAGAGCTCGACCTCCCTCGGGCCGTGGCCCGCCCGCTTCGCGCGGAAGTAGGTCGATTCGCTGATGGCCATCACCTCGCAGAACTCGGCGATCGTGTAGAGCTCGCGCGGCGGCCCGCCGGCGCCCCGTAGGACGGCATCGACGAGTTCCTTCTGGTTATCGGCGGACAAGCTGACGCCCGAGGCGAGCAACATCTCCCGCGCGTCGTCCTCCGCCGCCGTGCGGTTGGCGGCCCTGCCCCTCGTCGTACTGCTGCTGCTGTTTTTTCCCATTGATTACTCCGTCGGTGGCCCTCACCCCGGAGAGAGCGCGCTTCTACGAAGCGGCGCCCAAGAGCTCGCCCTGGCCGTCAGCACCGGCCTTCTTCTTTCCCTTGCGGCCCTTCGCGCGAGCCATCGGCCCGGCGCCGGCCAAGGTCGTGAGCGTCATCGGGAGCGAACGATGCAGCAGCAGCGGCAGACGCCCGAGAATGCGCTCGTCCTCGCACACGGCGCGCACTCGGAAGCTCACTTCCACCGTGCCGCCGTCCAGCGGGGTCATCACGAAATTGTCGGCCGCAGCGTGGCCGATCTTCAGGTCTTGGCCCTCGCCCAGCCCGTGGTGCATCACCAGGGCCGCAGCGGGAACCTCGCCATGCCACGCCAACGGCGCGAGCTCGGAGAACGTGCGCACGGCACGCGCCGCCGGCACGCCCGTAAGGCCCTGCTGTGCCTCGGACGGGGCTTCGTACAGCGCCGCCAGCAGGCGCGGGTGAAACTGCTCCAGCACCTCATTGCTGGTCGTCCATTCGAGCTTGAGGTCGATCGCCGTCACCTCCTCGTCGCCGTGGTTCTCGGTGCGCACGTTAAGGTGCGAGAAGCGGACCTCGCTCGCCAGGATTTCGAAATTCATGGCTGGGACTCCTGTCGTTGGAGATACGCCTTCACGAGGCCGAGGAGCTTCGCCGCGCGCACGTCGAAGGCCCGCTCGGCGTTCTTAGCCGCTAGGAGGTGATCGGCGCTGCGATCCTTGAAGTACGCCACCTGGGCGATCCTCATGCCGATGCCGTCCTGCAAAACGCTTTCGGCGCGAAGCAGGAGCTCCATCACTTCGTGGCGGTCGGTCATTCCGTGAACCTTTGATCGAACACGATTTGCAGCGCCTGCTGTTCGTCGCGCGTGAGGTCGCGGGCGAGGTCCAGCACCAGCAGCGCATCGTCGCGGGTGGGCGCCGCCGTCAGGGCCTCGCGCAGCTCCTTCAACGTGACCTCGGAGCCGTTGCCGTCGGCACTCCCGGTGCTGGCGCCGTCACCATCGGCAGGCGGTGCAGGCGGTGCAGGAGCAGCACCAGCACCAGCAGGCCCAGGCGTCGGCGACGGGGGAGCGCGGCGCTTGCGCAGGGCTTCGCGTGCGCGGGCGGTTGCGCTCTGCGGTGCGCCGTCGTCCCCTTCGGTCGTGCTGCCCGTGCGCTGCGCCAGCCGCTCGCCCAGGATAGAGGCCCAGGTCTCGTCGCCGTTGCGGATCGCGCCGAAGCAGTCCCGCAGGTCGACCAGCTCCGCAGGAGAGCAGCTCCCGAGGTCATGGCCGAGATACTGCGCCAGCCCCGAGGCCCGCACCCCGAGCGAGGCGAAGGCGTCGGCGATGGCCTTGCGTTCTCCCTCCGGGTCCTGCGCCGCTGCATCCTTGCGGGTGGCGAGGATCGCCAGCTCGCACTCTTCCTTGAGGTCTCCTGGCAGCACGCGCAGCACCAGCGTGCGCAGGACCTTCGACCGCGCCGCCTCCCGCTTGTTGAGCATGTCGTCTTCGGTTGCTGGCACCGTGTAGACCGGGTGGCCCTGGCTGTTGCGGCGCACCGCCAGGAACGTGCCATCGTCCAGCGGCTTGCTGCGCTCCACGGTCTTGCTCACGCGGAATTGCAGCCGTACCGGCAGCGTGGATTCCAGGTCTACCACGCGCACGTCCCACACCTCGACAAGCTCGTCCTCGAAAGCGAGGTCGCTGTCCACCATGATGTTCGTCATGCACTGCATGGCGGCCTCCGCGAAGCCGATCCCCAGGCCTTCCACGCCCCGGCCGATCGGCTTGCGATACCACGTCCTGGACGAGCGCGCGAAGGTCGGCGTCCGGCAGCGGCGCAGCAGCGACTGCCGCACGTCATCCCAATTGCGCGGGCGCTTCCAGGCGGCGACGAAGTACGCCTGCACGAGCGCACTCTCCCGCGCGGCGCGCAGGCTCGCGCTCGTTTCCACCGCGAGCGCACCGCGCTTCGCTCCGTCGTCGTCGGGCAAGGTCAGCTCATTCATTCCTCGATCCCCTTCACCAGGAAGCGGCGTGCGGGCGTGCCCGGCCGCATATAGGAAGCGACGAGCTCGGGATGCTCGCGCCCGAAGGCCTCCATGTCGAATCGCGCCGCCGCGCGAGCGATCTTCCAGGTGATGAGAACGCGGCCGTTCTCGTCTACCAGGGCGTCTCCTGCGTCGCCGAGCCGCTCCATGATCTTCATCTTGTAATGGTCGGCCTCGGCCTTCATCGCCTTGAAGGTCGCGCTGAGCTCGACCAGGGCCGCAGAGGTCGCGTGGTCCTCGTCGCTCGCCACGACCTGCCCGCGCACCGCGAGCCGACCCCAGCGCCGACGCGCGTCCTCGATCGACACCACGGCAGGCGGCTGGCGCAATTGCACATGCCCCCAGAAGAGTGACTCGCCTTCGATCAGCATCTCCTGGAGCTCGCGATCGGCCGGCACCTCGTAGATACGGAAGTCCGAGCCGCCGATGAGCACCGCCACGTCGGCCACCGGCTTGCGGCACACCGCCATGTAATGCTGCACCTGGAACAGGTATGGCTGCGGAATGTCGTCGCTGCCGGGCTCGCCCCAGCCGTCGGCCGTGCGCGCGGTCTTCGCCTCGACAATGCGCTCCTCGGCGAGCCCGTCGAGGTCCGCGATCATGTACGGCTGCGACACGCTGCGGAAGGTCGCCGCCACGCGCAACACGCGCCGGCCCGTGCGTCGCACGTACTCCTGCACGATCAGCGGCTCCAGCAGATGGCCCCACTCCATGCTTGCGTTGGGCACCCGGTCGGGCAGCTCGCCGAGCTTGTCCAGATAGAGCTCGTAAGGGCTCATCCAGGTCGACACGCCCAGCGCCGCTGCCGCATCGCTGCCGCCGATGCCCGTGCGGCGCAGGGCTAGCCACGCGGCCGAGCCGTGGGCCTCCTCGCCGACGACCGTCACGGGCATCGCCTCGGGAATCGCAATGTTGGGGGCGATCACGCGCAGCTCCCGCTGCACCCGAACACCGCGAGCAGCAGCACCGCCAGGACCGCCGTCGCCCAGCCGACCAGGATGCCCCCTGCGAACCACACCAGCCGCGCCGGCCACCGCGACGCCGCGCGAAAGCCCTCTACTTCGTAGTCCATCTTCTGTCTCTCCTCCGGCCCGCCGCTCAACCGTTCGTGTGCATCCGCTACGTATACGTAGTGACACACTTTCCCAGGTCACTGACCAACTTTCGAAATCTCCTTGTGCTAGTCGCTGTCAGGACTGCACGAGGGCCGAATTCTGGCGATTGCGGAGGCCGTGTCCAGATATCCGCTACCTCAGTCGGGTCAAATTGCTACCGAGTTTGTAGCGAATTTCTCCTCTCAAGAAACGTCTGTGTCCCATGCGGCAACAACTATCTATACGGTATCCAAAAAAACGGGAAGCCAATGACAGTCCCAGACAGTGCTTTAACCGTCAGCGTAATCGAATTGCTTAACACTGCGTCAGAATTAGCTGTCATAGCGTTTTGCAAGAATCTGTGACCCAGTGACAAGCGTAACGGCTTGTAGCTTGCGCGAGCTCGCGGCGGCGCCCAAACTACATGCCGGCACGCGGCGAACTGGCCCCCATGTGTGGCTGCTGCGAACCAGCAAGGCACGCATTCACACAGAGGGGGCAGAGCTGCGGTCATGGACAAGGATTTCGCTACTTTCCGCCTGGGTGGGCACCCGGAGCAGGCGGCGCGCTGGATCGGCATTTCCTCCGAGGTTTACAAGGAATGGCCCGACCGACTGCACCCGTTGATGGTCGATCGCGTGTACGCCGCGATCCTGCGCCGCGCGGTGGCGCAGGCGCTGGGCATGACGCCGCGCCAATTCTTCGCCGACGTGCGCGGCGAGACCGTGATCGAGGCGATGCTCGCGAAGGTCTCGATGACGGCGATCACGGCCTCGATGCTCAAGCGCGTCCCGCCGGAGTATTCCGCTGTCGATCCCGAGGAGGGCCGGCGCCGTCGGCGCGCGAAGCCCCAAGGCAGCACCGGCACCCCTACCGCCTCCGCCGTCGGGTAAGCGAGAGGTCATGGCCTCGGCGCGCAAGCCCGATGTGTGGATGCCGATCCTGATCGACAAATACCTGGGCGACACCATGACGCTGACGACCGAGCAGCACGGGGCGTACATGCTCCTGCTGTTTGCGATGTGGAAGTCCGGCGGGCTCCTGCCTGACGACGACGAGAAGCTCGCCGCCGCTGCACGTCTATCGCCTGCACGCTGGCGCGCGATGCGCGACACCATCCGCGCATTCTTCACCTCCGACGGCGCCGGAGGTCTCACGCAGAAGCGGCTGCACGCCGAGCTCGGCCGTGCTGAGGCCCGCAGCGTTGCCGGCCGCATGGCCGGGCTAGCGAGTGGAAAGGCTCGAAGTCGAGGATCAACGAAAGACGAACGATCGTTGAACGGATCGGCGAACGAATCGGCAACGGAAGGCGAACGGCAACCCCAACGAAACGCGAACGACGAAGCAACGTCAGGGGCAACGTTTGGCGAACTCCATACCCATACCGAATCGGCAGAGAAGGGAACTGTCGTTCCCCTCTCTCCCGATTCTGGGCTCGCTATTGAACCTGACGGTTCAACCGCTCGCCGCGCGCGCGAGCAGGCGCACGAGGCGACGACGGCGGGGGAAGCCTGCAAGGCAATGAAGGCCGCCGGCTGCCAGCGTTGCAACCCCGGCAGTCCCTTGCTGATCGCATTGCTTGAGCAGGGAGCTACCGTCCACGAGCTCGTTTTCGGCGTCGAGCGTGCGGTGGCAGCGCGCGCCGACGACTCGTTTTCCTACGCGCTGAAAGTGGTCCGGTCCGAACGCAGCCGCGCAGCGGAGCTTCAGCTCGCGCCCGCGACCGATCGGCCGAAGTCGATGCGCCAACGCATGGATGACTGGACCGCAGGAGTGGAGGCCATGAATGCCGAGTTCGCGCAGGAGCGCGAGCGCGAGGGCCGCGAGGGGGCTGCATGAGCATCGACTACCTCGCCCACGAGCTGGGCCAATTGTTCACGCGGCTGGCCGCGCGCTACGGCGCGAGCTGGTCGGCGAAGTACGAGGGCGTCGACCCGCGCCGGATGCTCATGGAGTGGCGCGACGAGCTGCGCGGCTTCGACGGCTCGGCGGGCTACATTGCCGCCGTCTTCGATGAGGCGATGCACCACTTGCCGGTGCGGCCGGTGAATGCGCCGGAGTTCCGGCTGCTCTGCGAGCAGGCACGCAATGCGCTGTCGCGCCAGCAGGCGCGGCCCGAAGAGAGCAAGCCGGTGCGCGGCCCCACCGAGGCGGAACGCGCCGCGCTGGAGCGCCTGCGCGAGAAGGTTGTCAGCGGCGGGCTGTTCGCGCGTCCTAGCACCGAATGGGCATTTCGCATCGTCGAGCGCGCTGCGGCCGGCGAGCATGTCTCGCACGCTTCCCTGGCGATGGCGCGCGAGGTCGTGGCGAGCGTGGAAGCACGGCGCGCGCTGCACGAGCCCGATGCGTACGACGCGCACCCGAGCGCGCTGGAGCCCTGACATGCTCAGCGCCCGCCGCGACTACGTTGCGAAGGCCCTGCGCGTGATCCGCAAGCGCAAGGATGCGAAGCGCGGAGAGAACGAAGGCGCCAAGGCGCCGGAGCGCCCCGACCTGGAACACCTGGAGCACCCGCGTGCTCCTGGCGACGATCACGCCGTTCGGCGTGTGGCCTCGGGCATGGTGTGCGGCCCGGCTGGGGTTGAAGTCCCCGGACACCCGAGGCCCTTTTCTACCGAAGAGGAGGACCGCGATGGACCTCAACCTGACATTGCGTGACCGCTGGCGCGCGGCGGAGAACATCACGCGCATTGCCGCGTTACCTGGATTCGGAAATGGGTGGCCCGCGCGCCTACACCTGGAAGAGCTGCCGGCGCGGCCTGTAAAGGCCTCGGAGGCGCCCGGAGGTATTGACCGACAGGCCTTCGCCGAAAGCGTCGCGGCGGCCCGGCGCCGGGCCTTCCTGGCGCTGGATCGCATCTACACGCTCCTGCACTTCTCGGCCCAGCCCGAGGGAGAGGATTGACATGCTCTGCAACGACGCCGTGCGCGCCGCCGCTACGCTCCAGATCAAGTGTGGGGCCACGTTCCGCGCCCTCTGCACGTACCTGCCTCCCGACGGCGGCCTCGCGAGCCTCGTCGGCGCCGAAATCACGAGCCAAGTCCGCAATTCGGGCGCGCTGGTCGCGGACCTGAATTGCGACCTCGCCGCCGACGGCATGAGCTTCGTGCTGTCCGCCGACGACACGAGCGATTGGCCGACGACCACGTTGCAATGGGATATCCGCATCGAGGTCGACGGCGAGGTCGTCTACACCGAGACCGTCGCGCTCCAGGTGCTTTACAACGTGACGGCCGAGAACGCTGTCCCGCCGCGCCTGCGGCTCGTGGGGTGACCCCATGCTCCAGATCGAGCTCGTCAACGACATGGGCGTGGCAGTCTCGCCACCCGCGCAGGTCCGGCTGCTGAATGCGGAGTTCGGTCCGCAGGGACCGACTGGCCCGCAGGGACCGCAGGGCATCCAGGGCGTGCCGGGCACTCCTGGCACGTCGAGCGATACCCAGGTGATGTTCAACGACGGCGGTGTGGGCACGGGCTCGCCGTCGTTCGTGTGGGACAAGACGACAAACACGCTCGTGCTGAACCCCGCCGGGAACATCCAGGCAGGCGGCTCGATCGCGGCGGCCGGGCCGCTGTCGGCGGCCAGTATCACGACGCCGGGCAATATCTCAGGCGGCGCGCTCGCGATCCAGGGCGCGATCAATGCCGCGAGCATCGCCACGACCGGCAACGTGAGCGCGGGCGGTACGCTGTCGGGCGCAAACATCACTACGCCCGGCACGGTGAACGCAGGCAGCGTGACCACGAGCGGAGGCTTTAATACGAGCGGGGACCTCTCCGTCGGAAGCGTCAACGCCAGCGGAAATATCTCGGCGAGCGGCTTCGTCTACTCGGGCGGGAACCTCGGAGCGGGCACCTCGTTTTGGGCCTCTCCTTCGGCCGTGGCCCTCAAGAGCACGACGCCGTTCGGGTGGGTTCCCGGCGGCGATCCTTCGAGCCCGCCGCTGGACCTCATGCTCTGGCGCGACGCTGCGGCGACGCTCGCGCAGCGTAACGGCGTGAACCCGCAGACGCAGTGCATCTATAACACCTACACCGACCCGAGCAATTACGCGCGCATCGCGTTCACCTACGACCCCACTTACGGCTGGATGCTTCGCACCGAGGGCGCAGGCACGGGCGCAGCCGATGAAATTGGCCTGCGCGGCTTCCGTATGCGCTTCCACACGGGCGCAGCAGGAGCGACCGCGCCGCGCTGGCGCATCGAAACGTCGGGCCACCTGTGGGCGGAGACGGACAACGCCTACGACATTGGCGCGAGCGGCGCGACGCGCCCGCGCAATGGCTACTTCGGCACGAGCGTTATCGTCGGCAACGACCTCACTATCGCGCTCGGCACCGGCACTGCGACGATTGACACCATCAATTCACGCACGCTCTCTTTGAACCCGGGAGGAAACCCGACGCGCGTGTCCGGCGTTGGTGGCCTGCAATTCGGCAATTCCTCCGCCGTGCCGACGCTGTATGCTCCGACCGGCAGCGAACTGCGGCAACGCAATGGCTCGACGCCGCAGACCTATTCCCTGTTCAACACCTACACGGACGGCAGCAACTACTCGCGCGCGACTCTTGGCTTCTCGGGCGTGTACTTCCAGATCAACACCGACGGTATCGGCACGGGCTCGGCGGCGCACCTCGCGCTGCGTTCTGGCGCGGGCACTTCGATTTACGTCGGTCCTGGCGGAGGCGCGGACTCGTGGATTTTCAAGAGCACCGGCAACCTCACTCCGACCGGAGACAACGCGAACGATGTTGGCGCGAGCGGCACCTCCGTGCGCACGCTGTACGTGAACAAGGTGGACGTGTGGCCCAGCACGCCCGGCAATGCATGGATTGGCAGTGATGTGAATGCAGGAGGTCCCAGCTTCGCCGCTGGCAGCACTGTGCGCGCTGGCGTCAATGTGACTGGCTTTGTCGTTGCGCTAGGCAATGCCTATACCTGGAGCAATAGCGCACCGGGCGCGCTGGGCAATTGGGACCTTGCGCTGTATCGGGACGCAGCGGACACGCTGGCGCAACGGCGCGGAGCGAACCAGCAAGTCTTCCGTGTGTACAACACCTACACCGACGCGAGCAATTACGAGCGGCTCGCCTTGAAGTGGAACGCGAATACCGGCTACTGCATGACCGAAATGGCAGGCACGGGCCTGGGTCGCGGGCTCTACGTCGGCACGATGGGCGCGACGTATGCCTACCTGCTGACGAATAACACGATCCGCTGGCAGGTGACGGACACCGGCAGTCTACAAACCTTCGCGGACAACACCTACGACATTGGCGCGGGAGGATCGAACCGGCCAAGAAACGTGTTCGTCGGATCCGTCATTTACGCAGGAACTGCGGGCATTGTCGGAGCAGGCCAGTCCTCGCTGTTCCTGCGCGGCCCGACCTCAGATCAATCGTGGGGCGGAGGCCTGTCGTTGACCTCCGCTGATGGTTCGAGCGTCGTCGCGCAGATCGTTTCGGGCTCCGACGGCATTCGCTTCGTGCACGGCGGCACGGTTCGCACGTTGATTACGCCGAACGGTGATGTGCAAGCGTCGCGCGCCGTTAAGACCGCAACGCTTACCGTCGCCACGCTTCCCACTCCCGCCGCCGCAGGCGCGGGCGCGCACTGCTTCGTTACCGACGCAACCGTGACGCACGCCGCAGGTATCGGCACTGCCGTTGCCGGCGGCGGAGCGAACAAGGTCCCCGTTTACTCCGACGGTGCGTCCTGGCTGATCGGCTAACCCCCCCCACACCCGAAAGGAAACTCGAAATGGCTATCTACACCATCACCGTCCCCGACGAGCGCGAGCCCTGTATCGACGCCGCGCGGCAGGCGTTCAATGCGGCGATCCCGCCGACGATCCAGAACCCGGCCGATCCCGACGACCCCACGGACCAAATTCCGAACCCCGACCTTAAGCCCGACAACGCGGCTTATATGGATTGGGTCATGAACCACGCCTGCGAGAGCTACTGCGTGCAGTATTTCGGAGAGGCGACGCCCACCGCGAAGAACTCCGACGCGACGAAGGCCCTCAGCGAGCTCTTCACGGAAAACTCGATCGCGGACACGACTCGCAACGAGCAGCTCCGCGCGACGGTCCAGGCCGGGATTAACGGCTAGTTCCACCAGGAGCGCGATGCGATGGCGCAGCGGATCACGACCTTGGAAGTCTTCCACCTGTTGGGCATCACGCCCACGAACGAACAAGCGTGGTCCGTCGGGAACCGGATGCAGGCGATGTACGCAGCCGAATTCGGCGAGCAGCCGCCCAAGGACAACCGGCCCACGACTACCGGCGCCGGAACGCACTGCTTCGCCCTTTACCCCGCGAGCTGGCGCGGTCGCATTGAGCGCGTGGTCCGCGAGGTCACGGATGCGCGCCGCTCGCAGGGCGACCTCTTCACGCCATGACTCTGCGCCTGCTCAAACCCACCGTGCCGTACCTGCGCACTTCCCTTGTGCAGTCCCTACCTGTGCGCGATGAGCCACGGGTCAAGCGCCTGCGCGGCTCTGCATTGCAGTCTATGCGGCATCGCGTGCTCGTGCGCTCGGGCTTTCGCTGCGAGTGTGAGCAGTGCCGCACCGGCTTTGCCAAGGCCATCACCATGCAGACCTTCGAGCTGGACCACATCCACCGCGTGGACCAGGGCGGCAGCAATGCCATCGGGAACCTGCGTGCCTTGCATGTCGACTGCCATGCCAGAATCACTGCAAGGCAGAACACCGAGAAGGCACTCTACGGGGTAGTGCTGCCCGAGCAACCCGTGCAGCATCGCACTCCGCAGTCCGATGACCCTGATGACATGCCATGCTGAGCTGGGGAAGACCGATGCGCACTCGCTCCATGCTGCTGCTTCTGTCCGTGCTTCCGCCGCTGGATGGATGTGCGTACGTCTCTGGGCCATGCTACGTCGATGGCGAGGTGCCGCGCATCGAGTGCCAGAGCGGAGGACACACGGTCGTCATGCCTCCGCCCAAGCGCGAGGTCGTGCCGCCTCTGCTATTGCGCAACGAATGATGAACTCGCCGCGTCGCTGTCGCCCGTCGTCGCACCGGGCGGCTGGGGCCAAGGCCTCGGGGGGGCAGTGCCGGGGCACACGGCGGGCGGCAGAAACCTAGGCTTGCCGGAGACCGGCCAATTTTTTTCGCCAAAAAAGGTTAGACGAAAATGCCCATCGACCCTCTGCAAACCGCCGTGCCCGTGTCGTTGCTGAAGCTCGAAGAGCTCACCCCGTACACAGGCAACGCGCGCACGCATTCCGAGGAGCAGGTCGCGGAAATCGAGCGATCAATCACGGCCTTCGGCTATACCTCGCCGGTCCTGCACGATGCCGGCAAGTTGGTCGCCGGTCATGGCCGGTTGCTAGCCGTCCGAGGCATTTACGCCCGAGGGGAACGCATCCGCCTTCCTGGCGGCGAAGTCTTGCCCGTAGGCACCATACCCGCGATCGACTGCGCCGGCTGGAACGAGGCCCAGCGCCGCGCGTACACGATCGCAGACAACAAGCTCGCCGCCAATGCCGGCTGGGATGACGGTCTGCTCAAACTCGAATTCGAGTTCCTCGGTGCGTCTAACTTCGACCTGGAGCTCACAGGGTTCTCGCCCGAGGAGGTCACGGACCTGTTTGGAGACCCGTGGGACGGCACGGGCGAAGGTCTTGCCCGCTACTCGCAGGCGATCAACTCCCCGGCCTATATCCCGAAGGGCGACAAGCCCGCCGTAGAGACCCTGATCGACCGCAGCAAGACCGAGGAGCTCCTGCAACAGATCGCGCTCGCCGAGGGCCTCACGCACGAAGAGCGGGAGTTCCTACTCAATGCCGCGTCGCGCCACACCGTTTTCAACTATCACCGCATCGCCGAGTTCTACTGCCACGCAAGCCCGCAGCTCCAAGGGCTGATGGAAGCGTCTGCCCTCGTCATCATCGACTTCGACAAGGCGATTGCGGGCGGCTTCGTTCACATGAGCGAGCGCCTGGACGAGATTTACTCTGCCACGCACCCGGAGGGCGAACCGCATGTGGAAGCGTCCTGACTTCGCCGCGCTCGTCCTCACGCATGGCCGCGCCGACCGTGTGCTCACCGTGCCAGCGCTCCGCAAGCACGGCTACTCGGGCCGCATCGTGATCGTGTGCGACAACGAGGACAAGACGCTTGCGGAGTACCGCTCCCGCTTCCCCGAGGTCGTGGTCTTCGATAAGGCAGCAGTCGCCGCCCAGGTCGACGAGGGCGACAACTTCACCGACCGGCGCGCGATCCTCTATGCACGCAATGCCGCGTTCCAGGTCGCGCGAGACCTGGGGCTACGCTACTTCATCGAGCTCGATGACGACTACCGCCGCTTCATGCACCGACGCGCGGCCGACGGGCTCACGTACCTCGATGCGCCGATCCGCGACCTGGATGCGGTGTGGACTGCGATGCTCGAATACTTCGAGAGCTGCCCGCGCCTGCACTCGGTGGCGATGGCTCAGACGGGCGACTACATGGGCGGCGAGCAAGGCACCGGCTGGCTGCGTCCTGGCCGCAAGGCAATGAACAGCTTCATCTGCGACGTGCAGCGGCCCTTCGAATTCTTCGGCCGCGTCAACGAGGACGTGAACACGTACACGAACGGCGGCGCGCGAGGGCTGCTGTTCCTCACGACAAAGCACGTCGCATTGCAGCAGCAGGTTTCGCAGTCTCGCGCCGGAGGGATGACCGAGCTCTATCTGGCGAGCGGCACCTATGTGAAGAGCTTTTACTCGGTGATGTACCAGCCCTCGTCGGTCCGCATTTTCATGTTCCCCGGCCCGAACCCGCGCCTGCACCACGAGGTGGAGTGGCGCGACACGGTGCCCGTGATCCTGGAAGAGCGTTGGAAGAAGGGCACCAGGAGCGCGCAGCATGGCAACGGCAGCAACGAAACGCGGGCGCGGTAGGCCCCCGCTCGGCCGCGACGAGAAGCTCGCAGGCCAGATCAAGGCAATGGTGGCGATGGGACTCACGGACCTGGAAATCTCCACCGTGATCCCGATGGCGCCGCAGACGGTTCGCAAATACTACATGGCGGAGCTCCAGGCCGGCCCGCCCGAGGCGAACATGCGCGTCGCACAGTCGCTCTTTCGGATGGCGACGGACGCGACGAAGCCCAACGTCATCGCGGCGATCTTCTGGCTCAAGTGCCGTGCGCACTGGCGCGAGCGCGACGAGGACATTGGAAAGAAAGAGGTCGCGGACCTCCTAGCGCGCGTGTCCGAGAAGGGCAGCGATTGGGAAAAGCTCCTGAAGTGAGCTCCGCAGTCCCAGCACCGCGCAGGCGCAGCCGCCAGGAGCAGGAAACCGCGCCCTCCGCCAACGACCCGACGCCGTGGGACACGTCCTGCCTGGATTGGCGAACGCGCATCCTGGCGGGCCGCTCCCTGATGCCTCACCTTCCACTACAGCGTGCCGCTGCGCGCCGTGCGGTGGCGATCTTCGACAAGCTCTGCCTGCCGGACGTACCGGGGCGCCCTGTCCTGGCGGAAGCCGGCGGCTCCTGGCAGCGGGAAATCGTCGCCGCCCTGGCTGGCTCCTGGGACCCTGCGGCGCGCGTGCGGCACTTGCGCGAGCTCTTCCTGCTGGTGCCGAAGAAGAACAACAAGACCACGGGCGGCGCGGCTGCGATGGTGACGATGCTCCTGATGAACGCGCGCCCCCGCGCCGAGTTCCTGTTCATTGCGCCGACGCACGAGATTTCGGAGCTCGCCTTCGCGCAGGCCGTCGGCATGATCGAGAACGACCCCGTGCTGCTGTCGAAATGCAAGGTGCAGGCGCACCGCAAACAGATCACCTTTATCCCGACGGGCGCGTTCCTGAAGGTGAAGAGCTTTGACCCTAAGATCGTGACGGGCAGCAAGCCCTGCGGCGTCCTGCTGGACGAGCTGCACGTCATCGCAGAGGCACCGGAAGCGGATCGTGTGATCGGGCAGCTACGCGGCGGCCTCGTCTCGCAGCCCGAGGGGTTCCTGTTCACGATCACTACGCAGAGCGAGCGAGCGCCCTCCGGCGTCTTCCTGGCGGAGCTCACGAAGGCGCGTGCCGTGCGCGACGGGCGCCTGCGCGCCCCGCTGCTGCCGATCCTCTACGAGTTCCCCGAGGGAGTGGACTGGCGCGAGCCGAAGAACTGGAAGTACGTCACCCCGAACGAGGGGCGCAGCGTGAGCGTGTCGCGGCTCATCCCCGACTTCGAGGCCGCCATCGTGGCCGGCGACGCGGAGCTGCGGCGCTGGGCCTCCCAGCACCTGAACGTCCAGATTGGCACGCTGATGCTCACCGACCACTGGCCCGGCGCCGCGTTCTGGGACGAGTGCGCCGACGCCGCGCTCGCGGACCTGGATGAACTCCTGGCGCGCTGCGAGCTCTTCACGGTCGGCATCGACGCGGGCGGCCCGGAGGACTGGCTCGGGCTTGCGGTGCTAGGGCGTGAAGAGGGAACGCGGCGCTGGCTCGCGTGGTCCCATGCGTGGGTTCACGAGAAAGCCCTTACGAAGTACAAGGGCGAAGCACAGCGCTGGGGCGACTTTGCTGCGGCGCACGAGTTAAGCATCGTCCCTAAGCTCGGGCCGGACGTGCAGGAGCTCACCGCCCTGGTGGCGAAGGTCTACGAGACCGGCAAGCTCTACCGTGTGGGGCTCGATCCTGCCGGCAGTGCCAAGGTTTTGCACGAGGCGCTGCTGACCGACGCGGGCCTGCCGCAGGCCCTGTTCGTCGGTATCTCGCAGGGCTGGCGGCTCGTGGGCGTTATCAAACTTGTGGAACGGCGGCTCGCCGAAGGGTCTCTCC